TTGCTTACCGACACAAAATTAAGAAAAGCTCTTGGCAAAAAGAGAGACCAGATCGAGGTCATATCGGACGCCCATGGTCTGAATGTCCGGTTGTCTACTTCCGGCAGTATAACATTCTTTTACCGCTACAGATGGAACGGGAAAGCCGCTCAGCTAACGATTGGCGATTATCCCACCACCTCCTTATCTCAAGCTCGCGAACGTAGACAGCAGTTCAGGGCCTGGTTGACAGAAGGACTCGATCCGAGACGGCAAACAGTTCTGGAGAAACAGAAAAAAGTCGAAGCGCTCACCGTTAAAGAGGCTTTCGATTACTGGGAAAAGTATTACTGCATCCCTGAAGGTCTTGTGAAAATCAAGGTTAACCGGCGGGACTTCAATAACCATATAGCGCCTGTGCTGGGGAACATGATTGTTGATCAGACTACTAAAGCGCACTGGCTTAACCTTTTTGATGGCATGGGGCGAAGAGTTGTCACTGGTCAGATGCTTGGGCTGATGCAGCGTACGTTCCGTTTTTGCTCCAATCGAGGTGTAATTAATGTGAACCCAATTGAGAGCCTTAGGCGCTCTGACGTAGGTCTCACAGCATCCGTAAAAGATCGCAGATTGAGTGATGAGGAAATCAAAACTGTTTGGAACATCCTTCCTGAATTGAAGTACAGACAACAGCTGATAATGAAGTTTCTCATTATGACTGGCTGCCGGAGTACAGAGATCAGGACAGCAAGATGGGAGTGGTTCGATTTCCATGAGCAAACGTGGACCATTCCGGCAAGCGATTATAAAACCGGGAAATCGGTCAGAAGGGCACTTCCCGAGGCAGTAGTAAGAATGATGTTAGCAGAGAAGGAAACGTCAGTTTCAAAACATGTTGTGACACTGTCACGCTACAGGGGGCCAGAAGATGACAGACCGCCACTACAACCAAACGTCGCTCTGTTTTCTGCTCAGATTATAGCTAAAACAGGCATGAAGCCCTGGTCTCTCCATGACCTCAGGCGAACAGTGGCGACACGCCTTTCTGAATTAGGTGCGCCGCCACATGTTGTGGAAAAACTGCTTGGCCATCATATGGCAGGTGTCATGGCACGTTATAACCTGCATGATTATCTGGATGATCAGCGTCACTGGCTTGCTGTTTGGCAGGATCACCTTGAGAAGCTGGTTGGTCAGCCTCTGGTTTGATCCCCACGTTATCTTCCCAGGCCAACAAGTCTGAAAGTCTCCACCTTTTAGGGCTGCCATTTATTTTAGGCTGCGGGAATGGCTGAGCAAAGTAAGAGGGCATCCGGGATGGGGTGCTCCAGAAATAAAGTGTGCTGCGCGATATTTTGTATCTGGACAGAACGTCATCGGTTATCAAAATTTCATCTGATTTATGAGATGTATTAGTCATAAAAACCCCTTAGTTACATTGTCCAGGCAGATGGTGTAGCCGGCGCGCGCAGCTCATGGCTGTGGCCACATAGCTACTTTTTCTGTTAACAACTTCTACAGTGATCTTTGAGCCTTGAACCACCACCGTATAAGTTCTCTTTGTTTTCTGTCGCCCGTAGGCTCCATAAAGCTCAACGTGCTTTGCCAGTGCCGCATCGCACGCCTGGCGGCCCAGAGGGGAGTGTCTGCTTCGGTTAATCAATCGCATATACATTCCTTTATCGGGAGAGTTTCCCCTCCCAATCTGGTTAACCCACGTATTCCGGTTTCATGTCGTCCAGGGCGATGCGGAACTGGTCATACAGTTCATCACCGAGGTGGCGTTTCGCGCCGTTGAGAATGCCTTCAGCTTTAGCGAACAGTTCGACGGCTTCCGGTTCTCCGGGATTAGGTAGAGAGTTGATCGCGGCCTCAACTTTGTTTCGGGCGTCTACCATGAAATAACGCTGCACGGCTTTACCTTTCAGTTCGGTGAAAAGAACAGTGCCCAACACAGCTTTCTCTTTATCCAGATCCGCCCTGATGGCTTTTGCTGCATCGACCGATTCGGCGCGCTCAATGCGGTCACGGAAATCATCTGCCAGGGAATCAATATTGAGAGCTGAATCCTGCGCGCTGGTGGTGATGTCTGTTCCGCTGGTAATCTCTGCGACAGACATTCTTTGCGCCGGCGCCGGGTTTATTTCTCGCTCGGTCCTTTGTTCAACTTCATCCGGGCTGTAAACACCCAGGATGACTTCCGGGCAATACAGCCGTGCCCAGTATTTGACGCCCAGATAAGCGATCTGCTGTTTCGGGTTAGAAACCCACAAAGGAGAATTACGTGTGACGACTCCAGAGAGATAAAGTGGCTCCCCCCAGGTGATTTCTGATTCACCGCGCAGAATCGCGCCGACCTGGACGAATAACCCGATTTCGTCTTCATCAGTCCAGCCGCGCACCCGTTCTGTAACGCTGTATTTCCCATTTTTACCGTGTTTTTCCCTGGTAATTTCCTGCGTCCTTGTGCAACGTTCCCAGTCGCCGCCGTAGCGATAATGAAATCGACCGTTAATAGCGCTGGAACTGGCGATTACCGCGTTGACGAGCTGGGCTTCATATCCGAGCACGCCGTTTACCAGATGCGTTTTTTGCGCGACTGCATAGGGATTCATGCCCCACTGCATAGCCTGCATAACGATGGCCATGCAATCGGCTGGCTTACCTGCAAGGTGAGCTGGCACTGTCACTTGTGAATCAGCCATAAGGTTTGCGAAAGCAGTTAACTGACCGAGAGCCTGAACGTTAAAGATCGCGTTGCTAGCTGAAATGGTGTTTGGTGCCTGCTGTTCGGCTGTAACAATGTTAGTGTTTTCCATGACTGTTCCCCCTTATGCCTGTACGCGCAGCGCTTCGAGACGGCGCATATCAAAATCGTTAAGTTCTTCGGTGTAGTCTTCGGTAATCGGCGCCGGCCATTCGCCAGTGTCGAAACCGTTCGCGATGGCACGCATTGCTTTGCGATATTCCAGCATGCCGAGTTCCAGCAGTTCTTCGGATGCCTCGATAATGGCGATCCAGTGGTAGTTCTCGTCTTTGTTGACGAATATCCAGAAGAACTGGTCAAGGGCTGCGGTTTCGCAGTACATAGCCGCGCTCAGGTGGTAATCGCGCTCGATGATTTCCCGGTGCAGCTTCGCGCGCAGGCCTTCCTGCTTAATGTTCCACATACTGATGGTTTTCAGGTCCGCACCAATGCGCAGGCCGCCCATGTCTATTTCAAGGTCAGGGCGCACGCGAACTTCCAGCCCGGTTTCCTCATCAATGCCGAAATAGCTCACCTCGACGGCACGGCTCGGGTGCGTCAACAACTTGCCGGCGGTAGGGTGATTCAACAGTGCTTTCTGAATGGCCAGTGCCGTAGCCAGCTGCTGGCGGGTAACCAGCACTTTTCCTTCCGGGTTCTCGCGCCATGCATCCAGCAGCTCGTCGGCAAACACGGCATCCGGTTTTACCGATTTCACGGCTTGAATCAGATCGGCCTTTGTGCCAGAGACTTTCAGGGGCTGCGCCTTCTGTGCTTCCTGAGCAACCATGTCAGGATTAATAAGCGCCAGCTGTTCCAGTAAGACATCGCGGCCACCGCTGGTTTTCACCTGGGCGGGCAGGGTGGCGTTGTATTCTTTGATGCAGGCCTTCATTGCGGTGGCGGTTTGCTTCTGACCGTCTTCAATGCGCTGGAACTCAGCAGGTAAAGACATATAACCCTGGCCGGTTTCTTCAACTGATGTACCCAAGGGAACCTGGGCGGGCAGGTTCGCGTTGTATTCCTCCAGGAATCTCTTGATGTCCTCTGCGCTGAGCAAAACCGGAAGCCCGTTGTTGTATTCATCGATAAATGCGCGGATCGTCGCCGTCGTGGTGAAGGCGCCTTCCGGAATTTCCGGCTCGATACTGAATTCTTTTTCCAGCTGATCAGGCTGCAGCGCCAGTGCATGCACCAGATTGCCCATATCCAAAACAGGAGAGCGCACCTTCTGGATGGTTTTGGATACGTGGCGCGCCTCGAAATACATCAGCGATACCCGGGCATCTTTAACCATCGTGGAGCTGATGCCGTTAGCGGCGTGGTAGACCTCATTTGGCACGCCTTCATATCGACCAGGCTCGAAATACTCCGGCCATGCTGGTGCTGCTTGTTCAGCCTCTTCCTCTTCATCGCTATGAGCACTCTCGGAAACCTGGCTTTTCAGCACTTCGGCGGTAAGATCCGGGCAGCGTTCAGCCAGTATTTTGCTCATGTTCACGGCAATTGTTTGCGCAGGAGGCTCATCAGCGCCTTCGCCTGCTGATACCGCATTATCATTTTCGTCTTCGACCGGCTGAGCCGTTTCCATCTGCACATCGCTGGTGGTTTCCCCGGAATTAGCTGGATGTAATTTTTCCTCTGCAGCGCGCTGGCGCGCCTGGTCCACGATAGAAAGTGCTGGTGCTGGTGCTGGTGATGGCTGGCTATCCATCAGACCATCAATCGAAAAAACACCATTGCCCATGTTTGAAACTTCAGGCTGTTTGGGTTTGGTCAGGTCTTCGGTTATCCACTTCGGATCCGTGGGGTCACTGATGCCTTCGACATATTCGCCACGTTCGGCGGCCAGAACCTGATTAGCGTCAGGGCGTTTCTTTTGAGCTTCTTTCACCAGTTCGGTGCCAATTACCTGAAAGTCAGTTGGGAGAGTTTCCAGGTCAGGCACACCTTCATCTCCATCGATAGCCTTTTTCACAGCGTCCAGAGTGACGGCGGCAGATGAAACATGACCAGCTTTTTCAAGAGTCTCAGCAGAAGGGGCGTCATGCTTATGCTCGGTCAGGTTCGCATTGATATAGGTCTGCAGACTTACCGGGAAATGATGAATGTCGCTGGTGGCGCCACGAATAAGGGCAAAAATCGCGGCGCGGGAATAATCCAGGATGCCTGCAACCTTGCGCAGCGCTGCCGACCATTCCTTGAACGGACTTTCTTTCTTCTGAACGATCTCTTTGGCCCGGCGGTGAATTGATGCCGGGAAATTGTAGATATCGAAATCCATTGGCATTGTGGCCAGGGCTATTTCTACATCGAGCGTATCAAGGGTATGGGTGTAGTCAGGGTTGCGATCGGTTTTATTACCGCCGCCAGCATTAGTTCCTGCATCAGTTTTCAAAACCGAAGAAATGCAGTTACCGGCAGCCCATTCCCTGGTGAGAATGCCGCGGTCGATCGCGTTCGTGGCGAACCACAGCTTTGCAAACTGAATACGTTTGCCGAGCTCATGCCGTTTCCCTTCCGGGAAGACTTTTTTATTGGCGCTGGTGAATTTCCAGAGCGTCGGCATATCGTATTTTTTGATTTCAGGGATATTCTCGGCGGCCAGAATCAGATCCTGGACGGCTGCGTTATCAGTGTCCATTTCAAGAGCTGACAGCTCCTGCCGGTGAGGCATGCTGATATGATAAACGTGACGTTCTTCGGCCATGTACTGCGCCAGCAGCTGCGCGCGAAAGGGGAGTTCGGCCACGTTAAAAAGCGCGCTGGAATCGTCCTGGTATTCATCACTACCGAAAGTTTCCACGGTCTCAGAGGTTACTCCTGCATCATCGATGTGATGATCCGCAGGCACCTGACCTGGCTTCAGAGCCCAGGTGCGACCATCGTCGCCGAGCTGGTAGCGTTCGCACCATGAGTAATCGAGAACACCTTCCGCCGGCAGGTCATTGAATACCGGAAAATCGGTGCGAATTGGTTTTTGATAGTCTTTGCCGCGGCCTGTTTCGATCCCAGCGTCTTCCAGATCGACGTCCAGCTGCAGAAGGGCGCGAGCTTCTGATTTATTAGTGCGCCAGATTACGGCATCAGCTTTACGCGATTTTTGAGTCGCTTTTATCAGATAAAAATATTCCATGTGATAGCCTCTATTTTGGATGTAGAATCCCCCGGGCCATTGGTAGCGCCCATTCAGGGTGGTCATTGGTTTTGGTAATTTCCGGTGAAACTTTGGTCGGTGGCACCGGACGTACAGCCCGCTTCGGCGGGTTTACGTTAGCCCTCGTGAGCCATCTGGTCGTGAGAGGCGCAACGTTCAGAGCAATACTCTTTTTCTTTCCGTGCTAGCTGGTTCCCCTGGAGGTACAACAGGGTGCTTACCACTGGCTTTCCCTCGATTGCTTTACTGCAGTAACCGCATTTCTTCTGCATTCTTCCCCCTACATTTGCACCGTGAACCCGGCCGGATGCTCGTCCAGTACGCCTTTCAATGGATAACATTCAGCTTTCACGTGTTGCTCTTCTGCAGCTGCCTTGCAGTCATTCTCAGTGTCGTAAACGCCGAGCAGCACATCCTGATTACCGCCCGTCAGCATGCTGACGGTGAGAACCAGGGCAAACATCGTGCTCATGAAGGGTCTCCTTTTTGCGCGAGCATGTAGCACACCCGGCGGATGAAAGCTGACAGCGGACTTAAACGAATAGCCTGCTGACGAGCGGGTTTGCGTGCGAAATCATTCATAGAAACAATCCCCTCAGTGCGCTGAAGAGCGCGATCCAGATGAAGAGCCCAATAACTGCTGAAATGATCAGGGCTCTGATGCCTTGCTTGCTCATTCCAACTCCTCATGTTTGCCTGTCTTTTAACCACTTCAGGCTCGGTGGTATGCTGGTAGTTCTCACACAGCCAGCAAAAAAATAAAAAATGTCAAAACTGACAACGATGAAAGTTGCTTGCCCTGATTGCGGAAGCGAGATGCTCAAGCGTCCCGATGATTTCGACTTTGATACAAATTTTGTTGGCGTCAGTTGTGCCAACTGTGGTCGAGAAATCACTAAGGACGATGTTGTTAAGCAAGGGACGGATGTTGTCAAAAAGCAGGTTGACGACATCCTCAGGGATGCCTACAAGGGAACGGGCTGGAAGCTCAAGTAACCCCAGTAGTTCCTCGACCTGATTGATTACTTCCGTGGCGTCTATTTCGAGTTCAATAGGCGCCACCTTTACCTTACTCATCTCACCCTCATTGCCTTGTCGCCGGCCAGCGGAACGTTTAAACCTACTGCGCGTTGATCTCTCCACCTCATCCGGTGATTCGTATGCCGCCGGCAGCTACTTCGTGGGCGTCCTGCCTGGGTGGTTTGTTGTGCCTGAGTAATTAAACACAATGTTTATTATTTTGTCAACAAAATGAGTTTTAAGTGATAAACAAAAAGTTTACTTGTGGTCGTCTATGGGCGAAGACCGTATGTTTCTAATGCAATTTTTTGTTGATAAAATATCGTTTTGAGGTGGTGTGGAACGAAAGGAATTGGAGGAAGATCTCGTGGCTTTAATTGCCGGCGAAGTGGGTGGCGTTGCTTTAAGCCTGATATCTAACGGGATAGTGATAAGCCGGGTAGCGATCGTTGATAGCTTGGAAGCCAAGCGTAAAGCCGTTGGTAATGTTATTTACAAGGGGTTACTTCGAGATGTGGCAGAGTTCGCAAGGGCAACAAAAACCCGGCGCGGCAGCCGGGTAAAATCACTGAATTTTTCTGAAAATAACCAGAGGTGTCATTCCGTATGAATTACTGCTTCGCCCAGCTAAATCCCTTATTCCAGACAGCATACCGGTGATACCGTCTTTCATTGAGTTAGGCTCGAAATTAAAAGTATCCGTCATGTCTTCTTCGGTTTCTGGAAGAGCATCAATGAAACCAATTACATACCACTCACCTGGGAGGCTTGAACCATACTTCAGTACCATATCATCTGGATTAATTGTAAGGTAATCTCGATTTATAGTCATCCATATGGTTTGAGCTGATTCGTTTATGAAATCAACTTGTAATGTGTTTGGGACGATGTTTAATACTTCTTTCATCATGCCAAATGTCACTCCAGGGGCAATCAGTTGCTCTTCAACATTAAAGTTTGATTTTTTTGCCTTAGGCGGGAGTTTTGGCTGTCCAATTTCCATCATCTTTGCTATAAATGGAACGCTTTTTTGGAAAACTGAGATATCAAAAATTCGCATCCTCCCTTTGCATAGAACAGTGCTCCCCAGCCGCTCTCCATTGAGCTCGGTTCTTATCAAATTGTTCTCATCAAGCTTATCGAGCAGATTTATTGGCAGCGTCCAGGAGGCATCAAAACTTTTTTCTTGTGTCTGATTGATAGTTTCTTCAACACCAATTTTGGACTTCACAATTTTTAAGTCAAACCCTGCATCGGACATAGACTTATCAATTTCTGCAGTGACATGCTTAATGGAAGTTACGACGCCTGGCCCATGCATTTGAGCGAGAAGCGAAGATGCGCGCTGATTGTCAACATAAAGAAAATCATAAAGTGAATCGGTGCTTTGTTGCTCTTGCGCCATTGTGCCATTCCTCTTGAGCTCGTTCTTTTTTTTCAGCAATTTTCTGTTGCTTTTCATCTATCTCATCGAAAATTTTAACAAGGTCATCCTCGACCTCCTTAGGGACGTTTGATGTAGTTTGTTTCAATAATTTCCTGAGCATGATGAACCCCCAAAGAGAACTGGTAGGTTAAATTATGTTCTCTTTACTATCTTTAAGCAAGGTTCTGCCGACCAAGCAGGGTTAAGTAATGCAACACCATCATCTTAACGGTTGACTGCTGACTACCCATGTTTCCGGCACTTCAGCGTCGTGTTACTCCATATCACCCTTAATTCGCCGTCCCATGTACTTCGCGTACAGTTCGTCGAGCTCTTTCAACCGTAGGGATATGATCCGCAATATGTTTTGCTGCTCTTCTTCGTTCGGTAACTGGTTATAGAGCTCCAGGAGTCTCCGTTCGTCTGGTCTTAAGCCGTCTTTCGAATCAACGTCCTGCCCTAAAACCCACTCAAGACTTACCCCTAGCGCATCTGCAAGTTTTATTGCAGAGCTTTTTCCGATCGCTCCTCTGACAAACCAGTTGTTAACCGACTGTGAGCTCACACCACAGATCCTCGCTATATCCGCTTTAGATATGCGTTTCTGCTCAATGATTTCGTTAAGCCGCAGAACCTGAGGGTTATCTGCTTGATGCGTATTTTTTCTCATATATCACGATTTTAAACTAAATGTTTACCACCTCAACATTCATAAAGTTGACATATAAATAAACATAATGTTTAATTATCTCTGTAACTTTAACGGAGTGGTTTATGAACGCATTAGAAAAAGCCATACAGATCGCTGGTGACGCAACGAAGCTAGCAGAAAAACTGGACGTCTCATCTATGACGATTAGCCATTGGAGGCATCGCCATGGGGGAGCCGTTCCTCAGTCTCGGGTTTTCCAAATCTTCCGGGTAACCGGCGTTACTCCGCATGAACTTCGCCCAGACCTTTACCCAAATCCAAACGACGGTTTGTCTTCACAAAATCTGGCGGGATGACCATGCAAACACATTCCTTTCAACAAAATACCGGATTCAATACTGGCGCCCTGATAAAGCGATATCAGCCGATAGTGGCAGAGCACGACAACATTCGCTCCGCCGTTCGCGCCTGGGCAGGGGCTGAAGGTCAGGATGTTGTGTCTGCGTACATCGTCGAGGAATGGCGACAGCAGGGCGGCGAGGAGATTGCGTTTCCTGATGACATCAGTCGTGCCCGACAGAAGCTTTTTCGCTACCTGGACAACCCGGCCGAGTCTGAGCGCTATCGCGAGTATGTTCGCCTTCTTACACCGGCGATCATGGCCGTTCTTCCGCTGGAATACCGCCACCGCCTTTTGCCCGAAGAGAGTTTTATGTCCCGACTGGCTCGTCTGGAGAAAGAAACCAGCGAAGCGAAGGTTGCCGTTGCTATGGGGGCACCACGCCATCAGAAGCTGAAAGAACTGAGCGAGGGAATAGTCGAGATGTTCCGGATAGATCCGGAGTTAACAGCGCCACTGATGGCCATTGTCACTTCAATGCTGGGGGTGACGTGATGCTGAAGTTCAGAAAGGAGAAAGCCGCGGTGCTGCAACACCTACGGCTTTCGTTGCGAATTTACTGGATCAATTCACAGGGGAAATTATGAACACGAACCAACTGAATATCAATAACGAGGGCGCCCATGGCTAAAAATTCTATCGACGCTTATGGCGCCAGCGGCAAAAGCAATGTTCTGTTTTTCGAACCGGAAAGTTTGCATCTGGTTACCGATACAACACACCCGCTGTACGACGAACGAGTACACCTACCGCTTAATGAAGCTGTGATCCTCAACATCATGGAGCTTGGGGTACTCGAACCGATTATCGTGTGGAAGGACCCAGAGACAGGGAAAACCTGCGTGGTTGCAGGTCGGCAGCGCGTAAAGAACGCTATGGAAGCAAACGCCAGGAGAAAGCGGGCGGGGCTGGAACCCTGGCCGGTACCCGGTATAGCTAAGCGCGGCTCAGCAATTCAAATGGCCAAATACATGGTCAGTGAAAACGAGATAACCCAACCAGATACTCCACTGGGCCGGGCCAAAAAAATGGTTCAGCAGATGGAATATGGTCATGACGAAAATGACATTGCCCTGCTTTTTGGCTGCAGCGTAAAAACGGTCCAGGCAACCGTGGCTCTACTGGATGCTACGCACGCCGTCCAGGCGGCGGTTGAGGCTGGAAAAGTCACTGTCACTCAAGCGCGTCAACTGGTCGATATGCCACCGGAAAAGCAACGGGAAACGGTCAAACAGTTAGAGGCAGCGGCAGAGGGTGTAACTGGCCACGAGAAAGCTCGCCGCCAGCGCGCTGTTCTCGGTGACACAAAGCCGCGTCTTAAATCCCGTAAGGAAATTACCCAGCAACTTCAAACCGCCAGCGGCGAATACGCAGCGGCTTTGCGGTGGGTGCTTGGTGATGAAAACACACCAGTTTAAGCAACAACGGGGTCTCTATGCGTGATTACGGCAAGGTGCATACATCATTTTGGATAAGCGATGGAATGCGCCGGGTATCGGATGATGCCAGGTTGCTGGCGCTGTACCTGCTCACCGGGCAACACACGAACATGATTGGGTGTTTCCGGCTGCCTGATGGATATGTTTCGGAAGACTTAGCCTGGACTCCTGAAAGGGTTTCGAAAGGGTTTGATGAGCTATCGGCTAACGGTTTCGCAACGCGCGATTCGTCATCGAAATGGGTGCTAATTCGTAACTTTCTGACCTGGAATTCAGTTGAAAACCCAAACCAGGGAATTGCAGCACTGCGTTTGTTTGATCAGGTCCCGGACGCATCTACGGTTAAGCCAGAGCTGGCGCGGGTTTTAGCCTCGGCAATATCCCACATCGGCATCGCAAAACTAAAGGGTTCCGAAAGGGTTCTCGAACCGTTCCTTAACCAGGAACAGGAACAGGAACAGGATCAGGAAGAAGATAGTTCGGGGCATGGCTCCGCCACCCCCCCAGCCGATCAGAACCAGGACGAAGGCGAAAAACCTGAACCCCAAAAAATATACCCGAATGAGTTCGAGCAGGTCTGGTCGGTTTATCCCAGGCGGGCAGGGGGTAACAGCAAATCCGATGCCTTCAAAGCCTGGAATGCCCGAATCAGGGATGGAACCACTACGGCGGAAATCCTCGCAGGTGTGGAGCGTTACGCGGCTTTCGTTAAAGCCGAGGGAATCCTGAACACGCAGTACGTGAAACAGGCGAAAACGTTTTTTGGTCCCGGTATGCATTTCAGCGAACCGTGGGCGATTCAGCAGGCGTCAGGAACTCGAGATCCCAATCAGATTTCGGAACCTGACAAAACAATCCCAGCGGGATTCAGGGGGTAGCGATGAAAAACATGATTGGTACCGGGAAAGCACTGGAGCGACTGAAAAAGCTCATTCCCCCTGGCGTTCAGCCAAAATTCTGCAGCGTTGATGAATGGCGTGCCTGGCAAGCCGAAGAGGGGCGAAAGCGTTGCGAGGAGCTGGATAAACAAAACCAGCGAGCACGTGCAGAGAAAATCTTTGGACGTGCAGGAATTCAGGATCTGCACCGCGGCTGCACATTCGCGAACTATCAGGTTGAGTCGGATGGCCAGCGTCGGGCGCTCTCGATGGCGAAAAGTTATGCGCAGCATTTCGGCTCTGGGTTTGCGAGTTTCGTATTCAGCGGAGCGCCGGGCACCGGGAAAAACCATCTGGCGGCAGCAATCGGAAATCACCTGCTGGCTGGTGGCCGCTCTGTGCTGGTGGTAACCATTCCGGATCTCATGCTGCGTGTTCGGGAATGTTATGACGGCGGGCAGTCAGAGGCGTCCTTGCTGGACGATTTGTGCCATGTGGACCTGCTTATTCTGGATGAGGTGGGTATTCAGCGCGGAAGCAGCGGTGAAAAAGTCATCCTGAATCAGGTTATCGATCGCCGACTGTCCTCCATGCGGCCTGTCGGCATCCTAACCAACCTGAACTATGAATCGCTGAAGGAAACTCTGGGCATGCGGATCCTTGACCGTCTAAAGATGGACGGCGGTATGTGGGTGAATTTTGAATGGGACAGCTATCGCAAAAACGTGCGCCATTTGCGCGTCGTTAAGTGAGGTATGTATGGCTAGAGCATTGTCAGCAGTTGAGCGCAGAGAGTACGTCCGCGCAGTGATTCGGATCACCAGGCATCAGGGGCGACTCACGACCGCCGAGGCAATGAAAAAGCTAGGGCTGAGCCGCGCTACTGTTCAGAGGTATTTTTCCGAAGCAGAAGAGACTGGCGAGGTTGTCCGGCATGGTCGTCTGGGATTGTTCCGCGATCAGCGCGCTGTCATCGATTTTGACATGAAACGATTAGGGATGGTGCCAAAGGCAGCGTCAGGGATGAATTACAGCCTGCTTGGTTGTCCTGTATTCCAGCGTTTCCTCGATATTCAGGAAATGATTTTTACCTGTACGCCAGCATCGTCATCACGGGAGGCCTTATGACAATTGTGAAAACCCATACCGGCATCGTGATCACCAAAGACGGTCCGCAGGTAAAAAACTGCACCAGACAGAGCGGATGTGGGTAGTCGGCAAAAACGAGTTTTACCACAAAGAAACCGGGCGCCGTCACTTTGCAGAAAATACGCGCCGCCGGCTGCTGCTCGACACCATCAAGCCTATCGGGGTGAAGCATGTTTAAACAGAACGAAAAGGCTATTTCACAGATTGCGGAATATATCCCGCGCGCCTGCCGGGGTATGCAGCTGCAGGAAGCCAAAGGGCGCCTGGAGAAAAAAATTGCGCTCTATATCGATGTCGATAGCGATGCTACCATTCTCAATGCAACGTTCGAACCTGTTTCTAATGACCATTCGTGTGAGACATTTTCTAGGGTATAGCTTGTGCTTGTGAGCAACAAAATGAGCTAGGCGGCAACCAATTCGGTAGCTAAAATTAAAAATAAGGTGTGTTATTATGTTATATAACACACCTTTTGCGGTTACTTGTATAAGGCAGCCCAGTTATCTTTAGTTTTGATGTCATTAGCCTCTGGTGTCTTATCAGGAAAGAGTGAAACAGTTTCCTTCTTAATTTCACCAACAGTTTTTCGATAAATTTGTTTGTCATCGTTAACTTTCTGATGAATTAACATCCCAATTTTACCCAAGGAGTCAATATTCAAGTCTTTAATATCATAATGCTTGCATTTCATCGATTTTATTAGTGTTGTTGCCGAATCAGGAGTATGGGAGATAGAGACTCCTAGTTGTGATATTTCAGCATCAGATATAAAAATAAAATCCGTAGTAGATGGTCGATCTCCCGCAGTATTAATAGCTACAATTATTTTTTTATTTTCATTACTATCGGGATTGTTATTAGGAGTTTCCCAAATGGATAACGTGTTATTGCTTGTTTTACAGCAATTAGTTACACCATCAGTACCCATGTGCAAATGATCGCCATCCTCCGGAGGTAAGTAATCCCATTTATTTTTTTCAACTTTTCTTATATAAAATACCATTAAGGTAACTCCTTAAGATAAGTCAATACGTTTTTTTTGTATTTTTCCAAATATGGCCTTTTGAATGGTTCCATCATTTCAATGTAAGTTATTGCGTCTTTAGTTTCCCAATACTCAACAGCCATAATTACAGCCTCTTTAACAGAGTCCGATTTATGATTGTAAAATGAAACTATTGTTGTAAAAAATGAAAGAGGAATGTCACTAACAGAAACTGAAGATAGCAAGCATATGAATTTTATGATTTTTTCGTCATCATTGCTAATGAAAATAGTGCGACTAATTAAGTTGAGAAGAGCGTAGTCTACTTGTTGATAACCATACTCATTTATTAATCGATCAATTATATATTTAGTCTTCGATATTGTGTCAAAAGATATTTCATCAAAAATGAAATGATTGTAAATTTTATTGGATATAAAATCAGTGTCAACGGGCGATATGTTATTTTTTTTATTAACAATATTAAGTTGTAAGTCACCAATGATATCAGTTTGTACAGGCTTGAAATGCGCTTCTGTTGTTTTGATATCAAGTTCATCGGATGGTGTAAATATTGTCTCATTAAAATCTGAAAAAACATTATGATACCAAAAGAGATTGGCATCATTGATCACATAACCGTTGGTAGTAGGAATATATGAGTTGTGAAAGTTATAGTTCACGGAAAAATCTTTAACATTATTGTTATTCATAACATACCTCATTTTATGATGCTATGAATATCTTCGAGAGACTTAGAGAAAAGCTTGCTAAGTAAACTACTATAACTGAAATCAAAGCGTTCAAGTTGGTTTAAAGGTACGGTATTATTATCAGCTGTAATAGTGATTGTTTTTATATTTTGAAAAACACCGTTTTGTGATTTTATTGAATGACCTTTATGTACGGTTATTAGATTATATGTTTGTTCGCCATCAATATCTTTCTCACTAACTTTCCTCACAGACCATTCAAATAAATTATTTTCATCCTTGAAGAAAGAGTTATATATTTTGTCCTCAAAGGCTTTATCACTGTTATCAGTTATTATGTTGATAACACTAGAAATTCTTTTCGCCTTTAAGTTATTTAAAAAAGGAGATAAACTGCTAATTATTGAAGTTAATTTTTGTTCGATTAACGTTGGCTCTAATATATTATCACTGGAGATCTCAATTGCAATAATATCGCCTCTAAATAAGATGGCTGCTCCAACATTGTCTTCGTTTTTTTCAAGCTTTAATATTTTTGCAGGAACTCCATTTATAATTTCGTCATTTATGGAGGGTAAAAATCCTTGTGTAATAATTGGAACTAGTTTGGTAACTCCCTCGCTATCGGGAGATATTTGTATATTATTCGTGATAAAGTTAAATGCATAACTTGATGCTAGAATAGGCATATAAAACTCCATTTATTAAGTAATCTCACTTTGTATCATACAGGGCTTTGGTTATAAATAAAAGAAGGCGGCGGGATATTTTTTTTGATAAAAAACAATTAGATACGTTAAAGGGCTCGACGCGACGGCAACGGACGGTAGTAGAGGTTGCGATTCGATATATATCCCAGAACAACGAAAAGATACCCGCGTATAACCGCCATTGTTCCCTAAATGGGACTTAGCTTTATGATGGCCTTATCAGTTGAAGAGGTCATCATGTTGGTTATTCAAATTCACATACAATGCAAGATTTATAAACACCTATATCTTGTGGTGTTTGCTTTGTGACGTTGAACATTAAATTCTGCCCGCTTATTGTGTTGTAGTTCTTGATGTCTCTAGATTCTGTTATTGAATCAGCCCGTTAAATCTCTGCGGGCCTTTATCCTGCCGTAACTAAGTAAGTGCTGCTCTAGTCGGTCGTCATTTCTAGGCGACTGGTACAAGCTAATGGAACAGACAGGCTCACCTAGATCGCATCAAGATGTTTAGTAAGGTTAAGTACTGGCCTCGCTTACTCCGACGTTTTCTTAAGCCCCACTTCCACCTTTCCTGCGATGAGCGACTGCTTTCGTCCTTGCGCACACTATCAGGAGAAGGCCAAGCAGAATACCAGAAGTTTCACCTAATTAACCAAATCTGCACTGGTGCTTATTAGCACTTGTTTCTTGTCATTAACCATTACTCATTTTTTGTCAGAAGGACGGTGCAATATGTCATATGGATATTTCAAAATAATTTGGATTTTAATGCTGCAAAATCTTCGGTTATTTTAACTTAATACCATATTTTGCTATTTCATCACTGCATTGATCAAATAGGGACTTGTACAACACACAAAATATGCCTTTGGCCAACGTGCACAGCTTTTACCTCCGTCAACCGGTAAAAATAAACAAAAGTACCAAAGTTTCGATTTTGGTTATCTCCTTTGAAAATTAGGGGCTTGTAGGACGATCTTCATCAGCCATCATATCTTCCGCTACCGTGAAATTTTCACATGTAAGTGATTTAACATTAATTTATACTGTATAAAAACACAGTATATGGTTTTGCTTCCGGGAGGTAGGGATGCGCAGTGAGAGTGATGAGTACTACGATCTGGTTAAACGTTCTACAGGTGAAGTTGTTGGCAGCATCAGGGCAGCAGGCCGGGTTCTGGTATACACGGCAAATGGTATTACTTCTATGCGACCACTACTTGAGGACGAGGGAGTATTTAATCTCAACACAATGACCAGTTTTCTGCATCGCCTCGGCTACCGAGTTATCCCACCTTCTGATAATATGAAATCAACGGCCTGAACAACCGTTAACCTACTGCGCCACGGAGAGAAACCATGGCGCAATTGCACTTAGTAAAACAGTCCCAAGGAATCCTGATCCCTGCAACGCAGGAGACCAGCGATTTCTTGCAATCAAAATGCAAGCTCGGCGCCGTTCTGGAGGCCGATTTTAAGCTTGTCCGCAATCCGGCGTTTCACCGCCGTTACTTTGCTTTACTCAATCTCGGCTTTGAATATTGGGAACCTACCGGCGGGGCGATTTCGTCTAACGAGCGCAGGCTTATCACAGGTTACGCCAAATACCTTGCTGCATATGGCGGGAGTGAATCGGCGTTGCTTGATGCCGCCGGGCAATATCTCGACCGGATAGCTGAGAAGCGATCCGGCTATATCAGTATTTGCAAATCCTTCGATGCTTACCGGGCGTGGGTCATCGTTGAAGCTGGCCACTATGACGCCATACAGCTGCCGGACGGCACGCTGAAAAAACACCCTCGCAGCATTTCTTTCGCAAGCATGGACGAATGCGAGTTCCAGGAACTGTACAAAGCATCGCTGGATGTTCTCTGGCGGTGGATCCTCTCTCGTTCATTCAACAGCCTGCAGGAAGCTGAGAACGCCGCCAACCAGCTTTTAAGCTTCGCGGGGTGATGCCGATGAAACACTCATGGTTTCACCATCTCGAATGCACAACGCAGCAGGCCGACGAATTGGTAGCGAGATATCGTCAGCGGGGCGTAAAGGTCGAACGAAGCTTAAACCCTGACTTTATGACATGGACCGTCAGCGCGCAGCTGGTGGAGGACAAAAATCCGCCTCGGCCAGACTCTCGCTGGCGCAAGAGGATGTGGGGGTGAGTATGGCGAACCTTCGCAAAGCGGCCCGAGGCCGCGAATGCACAGTACGGATCCCCGGGTATTGCAATGGCAATCCGGAAACCAGTGTTCTGGCGCATTATCGCCTGGCGGGTACCTGTGGAACTGGATGCAAGCCGGACGATACCCAGGGAGCGATTGCCTGTAGTGCTTGCCACGATCTCATTGATGGCAGAAAGAAAACGACCGATTACACCCGCGACGAACTGCGCCTTATGCATGCCGAAGGCGTGCTCAGAACTTTGGCTATATGGAAAAAAGAGGGGTTACTGAAAGCATGAAACTCGAAGCATCCTTAAAACATTTCAGCCCTCAGGGTATGCACATCAGCGATGACGTGAAAAGCACAACACCAAATCGCCTGACAGGAACAGATGTTATGGCGGCCATCGGTACCACCAGCAGTCGTGCGCGCTTCGGCCTGGCCGCTTTCTTCGGAAAGGTTGGTATCAGCAAAACTGATGAACAGCTCGCAGTTCAAGCGCTGGCGCAGTTCGCCATCAAAAACGCTCCTAAAAATGTCCGCAAAGCCGCTGGTGACGAGCTCGGAGGCTGCATGTTTACGCTGGCGCAATTTGCCTTTGCGGAATACTCACGTTCGGCGGCCACCAGAGCAACGTGTCAAAGCTGCAGCGGTACCGGCTTTATTTCCCGCCATGAAGATGTAATTAAGCACCCCGGTATTTTCGATGCTGACGGTGTCGAAGTGAAGGCCCCAAAGATTAGAAATGAACTGGTGAAAAGGGTCTGTGGAGTCTGCGGAGGAAAGAAAGTGATCCATGCGCGATGCAGGTGTAGTGGTAAAGGGGAGGTCTTAGATCGCAAAGCGACCAAAGAACTTGGCGCACCGGTTTTCAAAACATGTGAACGCTGCTCTGGTAATGGCTTCTCTGTTGTACCCTCTGCGACGGTACACCGCGCCATTCTGAAGCGTCTCCCGGATCTCCATCAGTCTTCGTGGTCACGCAACTGGAAGCCGTTCTATGAGGGTCTGGTGGACACGCTGCGTCAGGGGGAGCGACAAGCGGCTGTAGAATTCGAGAAGGCGACAACTTACTAATGCGATCGGAGCAAATGGCGACACTTTTTTGTACGTTAATGTTGACTTTGCATAAAAGTGTCCTGTATGCTTTCCATTGTGGGATATAACGCCCATACGAATTCAATCAATGAAACCCTGCCATCCGGCGGGGTTTTAACCTAGAAAGTGCTAGTTTCCAAAACAGTTCCTTGGTCAGGCCGCATGACCACTAATATTAGTGGAGTTCTTGTTTTTTTAAATTCGTGATACATTTTTGGAAAACTTTGCTATGTTGGACTTACAATGGCTGAAGAAGACAAAAGCTGGGTTGCAGAACTGGCTCACGAGACGTTCGCAGCAGTTTTATCCTTTTATGATAAAAATCCTGTTATCGCGTCTATAGGTTTTTTGTTACTGTTAGGTTCATTGCCACTATACCTTTTGCTTAGATATGCATCTAACATACGGCGTCTGGACAATGAGACAGTTGTTGCTAAGCTGAAATTGCAACTTGAGCATGGAGACGGCTCTAAAGCCAAACATAGCACTCCAACTCCTGAGGTTGAAACAGTGACGACTACAACTACATCTTCAACTGGTGGATGATTATGGATACTATCATACCTCTGATTGTCGTAGGTCTGGTTTTCTTACAAGTGTCGTTATATGCCCGTGCTGCATACGTTCGTAGAATGATCATGATGAAACGAGTTCTGATTTTTCTTGAGCGTGACGATGCCTCTTTAAGGTTGAAACAACTGGTTTCAGCATCATTTGTAGACGCACTTGAGTTCACTCTTCCTCTTTCTATAGCTAAGAGCATGCGCATGCAAAGAGATGAAGACCCCAGAATGATGGAAGTAATTGAAGAGTGTAAGCGCGATGAAATGGAAGACCAGAGCTCTCTGTCTGCTAAAAATGAAGCGGACAGAATTTTAAGTTTGATGTTCAGGATTAACCTGATGTTTAATAGACTTTTATGGGTATTTTCAATAGTTTGTAACGCTCGCATAGTGGTTAAGAAAAATATACCCGTTGAGTTGTACAAAAGTAGCTCTCAAGAAATGCAGGCATTTGCCGCAACTCATCAGCATTGATAGGCAATCTTACTCTTGAAACCCCGCAATCGCGGGGTTTTTGCTTCCTGGCGATACGGCATGGGATACGGCATGGGTATTCGTATGTATTGCATCAGTACCCCTGCCACATCGTCGTATTGCAAACGAAACCAGAAAGCCTCGGTACTCGCCGGGGCTTTGTCGTTTCTGCAATCCGGTCAGGGCTCTTGGGTAGAGACGTGCTGCACGACACGTTAAAGCCCTCCGCGCAGAGCCCTGAACCAGATTTCTGGTTTAGCTCAGCAATAAGAAAACTGCATGCCATCATTTGCTTACATCTTATTGACCAGAAAAATAACATCTTGTTAATCTATTCATGTGGTGAATCCCCCTGTGCGGTGGGGCGACCAGTCACTTACAGTGATCTGTAAATGCAGCGCGAGTCATGTCGGCTGGGACATGCTCACCGGGAGGCACCCGGCACCATGCAATACTACTAAGACATTAGGTTGTGGGTTGCCGTTTCGGCTTCTCCAGCTATGTTTAAAAGGCAGTAACGGAAAAAGCGAGCGCTCTCCTGGTAAATCGGTAGCTCGGACTATTAGGTGCGTTTTCGTTTGTTACTACCTAGAATGCCTACTTTCTGCCCGTTCCTCTGAGCGGGCTTTTTTTCGCCATGAATAAGGCTCCTCGGCAAGCTGAGGAACAAATCATTTGAGGCTGCGCTTATGCGCGGCCTTTTCATTTTCCCCTCAATTCTGAGAGGACTCACAGCAATAAGAGGGGGCTTAATGTCCGATCCTTTAACTGGTACCGGCCTGATTTTTGGTGGCGGTTTAATTGGTTCCGTCATATATGGCGTTATCACCCATACCGATTTTGGTGTGGTATTTGGGGCTTTTGGCGGCGCAGTGTTTTACGTGGCTACGACCGCAAACCTGACACGTGGAAGGCAAATAGCTTACTTCATGACGTCGTTTATTGTCGGTGTTCTGGCTGCAGGATTATTAGGCTCAAAATTTACTGCATGGACAGGCTATACGGATCGTCCGCTTGATGCGCTCGGTGCGGTGGTGGCATCTGCTGTAACCATCAAGGTCCTGACTTTCATTAACAGCCAGGACTTGAGCAGCCTGTTCGGATTACTTTCCCGATTAAGGGGAGGAGGTTCGAGTGGTAATAAATGACCCGGCAGCGCTGGTCAATGCGGTGATATGTGCCGTTATTGTCTGCGCTTTGATGTTTTATCAACGTCGCGGTGCCAGGCATCGCCCTGGTATCTCCATTCTTGCTTACTTGCTGGTATTGATTTACGCGAGCATTCCTTTCCAATTTATCTTCGGTCTTTACGTACAGTCCCACTGGCTGGTGGTAATGGCAAACGTAATGATATGCGCCGCCGTGCTGTGGGCACGGGGTAACGTGGCGCGTCTGGTCGATACACTGAGGCACTAATGAATCAAACACAATTCCAGAAGGCGGCTGGTATCAGCGCCGGGTTAGCTGCGCGCTGGTTTCCGCATATTACAGCCGCGATGAAAGAGTTTGGCATAACAGCAGCTATCGATCAGGCGATGTTCATTGCCCAGGTAGGGCATGAAAGCACGGGATTTACCCAGCTTGTTGAGAGCTTCAATTATAGCGTGGCCGGGTTGAATAGTTTTGTCCGCGCCGGGCGGCTGACGCAGGGTCAGGCTAATTCGCTCGGCCGCCGTCAGGGTGAGCCCTCTTTGCCACTGGAGAGGCAAAGAGCGATCGCCAACCTGGTGTACAGCAAACGCATGGGTAATAACGGGGCAACAGACGGCTGGTTTTACCGAGGGCGTGGGCTCATCCAGATCACCGGCCTGAACAATTACCGCGACTGCGGGAATGCTCTGAAGATTGATCTGGTTAAACAGCCTGAATTGCTGGCCCAGGATGAGTATGCGGCGCGCAGTGCTGCTTGGTTTTATGCCTCACGCGGCTGTTTGCGTTATCCCGGTGACCTTGCACGCGTCACGCAGATTATCAACGGCGGACAGAACGGCATAGATGACCGGCGCGCCCGCTTCCTGAAAGCAAAAGCGGTACTGGTGGTGTGATCATGGGAATCGAAGCAATCGCGGGGCTGGTGGTTGTCATCCTGGGTGCTATCGCTGGCGCGTTCGGCATCGGCCACGCTCGCGGGACCAGTAAGGCGGAAGCCAAAGCCGATCAGCAGCGTACCGAAGAGAACGCCGCCGCCACCGTCGCCGCGGCAGAACGTAAGGCGGAAGTTGTGAAAGGGGCCAGTGATGTACAGCAGACTGTTAGCCATATGCCTGATGACGATGTTGATCGGGAGCTGCGCGAGCACTTTACCCGCCCCGGTAGTCGTTGATACGGCCTGCAGCTGGGTGCGGATCATCTACCTGACCGACCACGATATCGACGTGCTGGATATGCAGACCAAGCGTGACATTCTGGCGCACAACAAATCGGTACAGGCCAACTGTCCGAAATTATGACTAACCAAGGCCTCGCAATAGCGGGGCTTTTTATTACCAGAAGCAGGAGAAGAAGCATGTTAACAGTAAAAGTGATGTCACCAGATGGTGGCGAAGAAATCCATTGTGGCCTGAGTGTTGGTTTCAACCCCAACCAGCAGAGTATTGCCGTATCGGGAATGGACCAGAACGTATTCCTGAAGCAGGGAGAGGTTGCCTATGTGATGAACGCAAACGGCAAGACCATTTCCCGTTACGAACACAGGGTCCAGCAGTAGGCATTACAGAAGCTCCTGAGCTAGGGGCTTCGATAATGCTAAACCGAAAGATCGGGTTAAAGCCTGATAAAAAACCCCGTGGAGGAAATCCCAAAACTACGGGGTGCTGAACAGCCAGCCAATGGCGGATTGTAGCCACATAGTTGGTTTATTATCTAATGGTTGAGAATAAAACTGAGAGCCTAGAAGGCTTAAGAGTGGCTCATCCCTGAGCTCACGGGTAGAACGGCAGACTTTGTCATGGCAGAGCAAAGTCATAAGTTAGTTTAGGTAACATTTCGGATATAACAAGCGTAGCGGGCGTGTATCAATTAGCGGAGTTCTGCAACTGAGGAATCGAGCATTCACTGAGTGCCATAGATAATGCTATAGTTCACCAGGAAAAGCAGATTGCATGCTGTCATGAGATGCAGTTCATATTTTGAACGTCAGGGTTAAGTCAGTAGTGAATATAACTATTAATAGTGGATTATTTGGTTATTTGTTTTTGTTATTAACTATGTGGCCAGTTTTTATAACACTGTGTCTGGCAATGTCCATAGCATTTTACGGAGTGTTAATGAAGAAGGCTGCGCTTGCGTGGCTGATTGCCGCTTTATTTTTTGGCATTCTTGGGGGGCTGCGTGGGTATTGACTCTCTGATATTGAGGTTATTTCGACGTCTGTAAGGATCCATAGCTGCCGTCATCCATCGAATTCATGTATGCTGATAAGGATTTTTAAAGGAAAAGGAATGGATGATGAATACCCATAAGCTTCTGGATACATACATGTTAGTTGGTACCGGTCTTTCTCGCGTCAAATATGAGATTTTTTCAGGAGATGAAGGATCATATGCGTTTATTACGATTTATGCATATGAGCCTCATTTCCATATTAAGGGCCATGATTCCTTAAAGTTAGACGAAGCTGTTGATGTCAGATCTCAGATCGAAGGGCATTTTGCAGATAGCTACCAGTAGCCAAACCATTTATCTGAATCTACAGCCCCGTTTGTGCGGGGCTTTTTATTGCGCCTCGAATGCTAAGTAGTAACCAATGCCACCGTTAATTCCCCCGCATGTCGTAAGCGCGGATGTGCAAGCATAATTACGGACCGCTCAGGCTGCTGCGACAAGCACCGCAATGACGGTTGACAGCAATTCAAGGGCATAAGAGTGACTCCCTCGGATAGTGGGAAAGCATTACAGAAGCTATTCTGCCGAGTGGTTTCTATAATATTTCCCACATCGCACAGAGGTAAGACATGTCAGAGATCACCACATCCGAGCAAATCCGCCTGGATATCATCAAGAAAGTTAACTACGACACCGCAGCGGCCAAGCTGGCCATTGACTGGGTTGGTGATAGCAATCTGAAAGCTGAGCTATTCGCTGACTCTTTCGATCGCGTCTTCACTGAAAGTGAGATTGTCTCGAAGACCCGTAAAGCGATTCAGGAAGCGACCGAAGCGCTGGCGCTGTTTGATACCGCAGCTGAGCAGGCCAGCTAAGGCATTACAGTTGGTGCCTATGGAAGTATTGTTTTCGTTCAGGAAAGGAGGTATCGACTGATACCAACTGATACGAATAGGCCCTGAAAAGGGCCTTCTGTTATTAACGCAAACCCGGACCATGTGAGAACCCGCCGCCAGGACCACCACCATGTCCGCCGCCCGGGCCTCCCGGAGGCAAAATGCATCCTGAAAGAGACAGCGCACCACAGATAACAAAAACAACAAGCATAATTCTTTTCATAATAACTCCTGAACTAAAGAGCCTTAATTCCAAAACATAAAAGTGAATATTTTATGGAGAATCAGTAATTCCTTTTTCTCCTTCACGTTAAATAGGAATAATCCATGGCAAAACCGGACTGGGGCGAGCTTCAGCAACGGTTCCTGTCCGATCATGCCGCAACCGGCGTATCACCGAAGGATTGGTGTGAAGCGCAGGGACTGAATTACGCTACTGCCCGCCGATACATCAAGAAACCCACTGCGCAAACTGCGCAAAAACCTGCGCAGAAGAAATTGCGCACTGCGCAAAAGGAAAAGTGCGCAGAAGAGCTGGTGGAAGATGATGGACTCACCCATCAACAGCGTTTATTTGTCGCGGAATACCTGAAGGACAACAACGCCACGCAGGCCGCTATCCGTGCCGGATACAGCAAGAAGACAGCGAATGAGCAGGGAGCAAGGCTGTTAGCAAAAGTTAGTATTGCGCAGGCCATTGCGCAGCAGCAGAAAGCATCCATTGTGCGCACGCTTGGAAGTGCTGATGAAGTGCTTGAGCAGATGTGGCGCCTGGCCACCTTCGATGCTAACCAGCTTTCTCAGTATCGCCGCGGGAGCTGCCGCTACTGCTGGGGCTTTGGTCACCAGTATCAATGGCGCGATGCTGTTGAGTTTGAAGAGAAGTTGGCTGAGGCTTTAGCGAAGAAAGGGAAAGAGCCAAACGACAGGGGCGGCTACGGTTACGACCACACCAGCGCACCTAACCCGGAATGCCCCCGCTGCAATGGCGATGGCATAGGTCAGCCTTTTTTCGCCGATACGCGCAAGCTGGCGCCGGATGCTGCGCTTGCCTATTCCGGTGTGAAGCTTGGTAAGAATGGCGTTGAGATAACCGCCATCAGCCGTGAGCGCATGTACGAGGCGGTGATAAAACGTCTCGGCCTGGCTGACAGTGAGTTCACCCAGCGTCTACAGCAGATTGAAATCGAGCGCCGGCAGCTGGAGATCGACAAGCTCCGTAAAGAGCTGGCCGCTGACCCGGAAGATGACGAACCAACGCCAGTTGCGATCAATATCAACGTAGTCGATGCGCGAGTGAGGGAAGAGGATGGCGATAGCTCCGACGCTTAACGTTCCCCAGGCTCGTTTTCTGGCTATGCAGCAGAAGTTTAAAGCCTATGTAGCTGGTTTTGGATCCGGTAAGACATGGGTTGGCTGCGGTGGAATATGCAAAGGGTTCTGGGAGTTCCCCAAAATAAACCAGGGCTACTTTGCCCCGACTTATCCTCAGATCCGCGATATTTTCTACCCCACGGTGGAAGAAGTTGCTCACGACTGGGGACTGAAAGTCAAAATCGTTGAAAGCAACAAAGAGGTCCATTTCTACAGTGGGCGCCAGTACCGCGGCACGACAATTTGTCGGTCGATGGAAAAGCCCGACACGATAGTAGGCTTTAAAATCGGCAATGCGCTGGTGGATGAACTCGACGTTCTGAAAGCGGATAAGGCGCGTCAGGCGTGGCGAAAAATAATCGCGCGTATGCGTTATAAAGTTGATGGTCTGCGTAATGGCATTGACGTGACTACCACACCTGAAGGATTTAAGTTCGTCTATAACCAGTTTGTTAAGGCTGTGAGGGAAAAGCCTGAACTAAGGTCGATGTATGGTCTGGTACAGGCTTCGACATTCGACAACGAAAAGAACCTGCCGGATGACTATATTCCTTCGCTTCTGGCGAGTTACCCGCCGGAATTGATCAAGGCATATCTGAACGGCCAGTTTACTAACCTGACCAGCGGCACCATTTATCATCAGTTCGACAGAGTGCTGAATAATTCCAGTGAGGAAGAGCAGCCAGGTGAAGCGCTGTATATCGGGATGGATTTCAACGTCGGGAAGATGGCCGGGATCGTCCATGTATTGCGGCTCGGCTTACCACACGCGGTAACAGAGATTATCAACGCTTACGATACGCCCGACATGATACGCATCATCAAGGAACGTTTCTGGCTGTATGCCGACGGTGACTACCGCAAGGTCCGCGAGATTTATATTTACCCGGATGCCTCTGGTGATTCCAGGAAGTCAAACAACGCCAGCAAAACAGATATTGAGCAGCTCCGGCAGGCCGGATTTAACGTCATCGTTGATGATGCTAACCCGCCGGTAAAGGACCGCATTAACTCCATGAACGCCATGTTCTGCAATGGTAATGGCGATCGCCGGTACAAGGTGAATGTGGCCCGTTGCCCGGTCTATGCCGACTGCCTGGAACAACAGGTGTGGGATAAAAATGGCGAGCCGGATAAAAAGAGCGATAACGATCACCCCAACGATGCTGCCGGTTACTTCATTGTGAAGCAATTCCCAATCGTTCGACCTGCATTCTCTATTTCACTGGACACGACATTCTGATGGCCAATAACGATATTACTTACGTTCGCCCTGAGGTCAGGGCGGCAATGCCCGTGTGGAAAAAAATTCGTGACGTGTGCAAAGGGGCTGATGCTGTAAAGGCCGCCGGGAATGAATACCTCCCTTTTCTGGATCCGTCCGATAAGTCTGCACGCAATAAAAAGCGCAATGCTGATTACATTCAGCGCGCCGTTTTCTACGCGATAACGGGCAATACAAAAGTGGGTCTACTGGGGTTGGCATTCAGAAAAGACCCGACCATGACCGCGCCGGATAAACTGAATTATCTTCGTGACAACGCCGATGGTGCTGGTGCTAGCATTTATCAGCAGTCCCAGCAGGTTACAGAAAATATTCTGGAGGCCGCGCGCGAGGGGCTTTATACGGATTATGCAGCTGAGACCGACGAGGCGATCATCCTTCGTTATCAGGCGGAAAGCATCATTAACTGGCGCACCAAACGCATCAATGGGCGTGATCAACTGGTGCTGGTGGTTTTACGCGAATGCATGGAAAAGGAAGATGGTTTTGCGTACGAGGATGAAATCCAGTATCGCGAACTGGCTCTGGAGAACGGAAAGTTTGTCTGCCGGGTATGGCGAAAGTCAGCTGACGCAGGCTCTTTTTCCGTCACTTCCGAGTATCATCCTAAGCCAAAAGGTGAGGATTTCTGGGATGAGATCCCCTTTACCTTCGTTGGTGCGCAGAATAATGATCCCACCATCGACGAGTCGCCTTTAGCCGCCCTCGTTGAAATTAACCTTGGCCATTATCGTAATTCGGCAGATTACGAAGACAGCGTATTTTTCTGCGGTCAGGTTCAGCCGGTGATTTCCGGTCTTGATACCGCCTGGCGTGACTGGCTGCAGGATAAGGGAATTCGTGTCGGTTCTCGTTCTCCATTCCTGCTGCCGAAGGAGGGGAGTTTTACCTATGCTCAGGCGCAACCAAACACCCTGGCTAAAGAGGCGATGGACAGTAAGCGTGATTATTCTGTTCAGCTTGGCGCCCGGCTTATCGAGCAGAACGGCGCGGTTAAAACCGCCACGCAATCCAGCGGCGAGCAAACCGCATCCACATCGGTGCTCGGCATTTGCGTTTCCAATGTCTCGGAGGCCTATACGCTGGCGCTCGGCTGGTGCGCCAGATATCTCGGCATAAAAGGCGAGGAATATCGTTACAGCATCAATCAGGAGTTTATCGCCAAAGTCGCAGAATCCGGCATGGTAACGGCAATCGTCAATGCCTGGCAGTACGGTGCGATTCGCGACACTGATATGGTCAGAGCTCTGCAGAGGCTTGACCTGATAGATCCTGCTGACGACCCTGAAACTGTCATTGACGCTATTCGTAACGGCGCGCCTAACCTGATTGGTGGCAATAATGGCAACGGCGAATGACAAACTGCAGGATGAATCCATAGCCCACGCTATATGGGTTAGTCGCTACAGCACCGGCGTTGCCAACAGGATGATAAAAGTCTTGAATGACAGCGACGCCGAACTTACCGCCAGGCTGCTGGTGGCTATTGATACGCTGGATCCCAAGAGCTTTACCGTTTCGCGTCTGGAAGCGTTACTGGTCAGTGTCAGGGCCGTAAACAAGGATGCCATACAGTCGATGTATGCAGCCCTCTCTACCGAGCTGCAGGAGCTGGCGAAGCATGAGGCCAGTTTTCAGATGAGCCTCTTCCAGTTTGCCATTCCCGACGATGTTCTGGCTCTTCATCCACTGGTTGGCATCTCCCCGGATGCAGTTTATGCCGCGGCGATGGCGCGTCCATTTCAGGGGCGGTTGCTAAGCGAATGGGCCAGCAACCTCGAAGCTGATCGTATGGCGCGCATATCCAATACGGTGCGGCAGGGTTTTCTCCTGGGCGATACGCATGAGCAGATCGCAAAAAAGGTTCGCGGACATGCTAACCGCGGCTACCAGGATGGTGCGCTTCAGATGAGCCGGGCCAATGCGGCCAGCATAGCGAAAACGGCAGTAGGGCATCTTGCATCAACAGCAAGACAAAGCTTTGCGTCGGCGAACGACGACATTCTGAAGGGTAAGCAGTGGTTATCCACTTTGGATAACCGGACATCAAAGGATTGTCGGATCCGCGACCGCCTCAAGTACACGCTGGATAACAAACCGATAGGGCACAAGGTGCCTTATTTGCAGGGACCGGGGAAAATCCACTTTTGCTGTCGGAGCACCGAAACTTACATCCTGAAATCGTCCGAGGAATTGGGTATTAAAGTCGGCGAAATCAAGGATAGCTCGCGCGCCAGCATGGATGGACAGGTTCCGGCTGACACGAATTACCAGGACTGGTTCTCCCGGCAGTCGTTCACGCGACAAGCTGAGATTGTCGGAGAAACGCGCGCCAGGCTGATTCGTGATGGCGGCATGTCTCCCGATGAGTTCTACAACGACAGAGGCGAGTGGCTGACGCTGGACCAGTTGCGCTCAAAGGATGAGCAGGCATTCAGAAACGCCAGGCTTTAACCAACATATCTTATTCAATCAGGCTGCCTTCGGGCGGCCTTTTTTATTGGGCCAGGCCCACAGTAACTATCCCAAGGGGACAACATGCTTATTCGTAACATGCTCATTAAATATTATTCGGCAGCTGGTGGTGAAGGTGGTGATGGCGGTGGATCCGGTAATGGTGCGCCCGAGATTACGCCGGAAATCCAAAAGCTGATCGATGAGCAGGTCAGTGCTCAGGTTTCAGGCCTGAAAAATAAAAATAGTGAGTTACTCGGTAAGCTCAAAGAGTCCACTGAGTCGCTTAAGCGTTTTGAAGGTATCGATCCTGACGCGGTGAAAACCATTCTCCAGCGCTTTTCCGACGATGAGGAAGCGCAGCTGATTGCCGCCGGGAAAATTGACGAGGTACTGGATAAACGCACTGAGCGGCTACGTGCTGATGTTGATAAGCAAATCAAAGCCGCTAATGAACGCGCTGAAAAGGCGGAAGCGTTCTCCAACAAATTCCGTGATCGTGTCCTGGGTGATGCTATCCGCAGCGCAGCGCTTAAGGCTGGCGCGCTGCCAGAAGCATCCGACGATCTGATTCTTCGTGCTAAAGGCACATTCCAGCTCAACGACGAAGGCGAGGCCGTAGCAGTTGATGCAAATGGCGATGTTCTGTTCGGTAAAGACGGAAAAACTCCGCTCACCCCGGTTGAGTGGGCTGAATCTCTGAAAGAGACGGCCCCGCACCTGTTCCCGCGCGCCGAAGGCTCCGGGGCTGGTGGTCATAAACCCGGTGGCGGTGGCGGTAGTCTGAAACGTTCAGAAATGAGCTCAAGCGACAAAGCGGACTACATCCGCAAACATGGCCAGCAGGCCTATCTCAAATTGCCTAAGTAAGGACTAATCAATGCCTACGACCGTAAACAGTGACCTGATTATCTATGACGACCTCGCGCAGACTGCGTTTCTTGAGCGTCGCCAGGATAATCTGGAAGTCTTCAACGCCGCTTCAAACGGCGCAATCATTCTCGACAACGAACTGATCGAGGGTGATTTTCGCAAGCGCACCTTCTATAAAGTTGGTGGTTCTATCGAATCGCGCAACGTTAACTCCACCGACCCGGTAACGGGTAAAAAAATCGGTGCCGGCGAATCTGTCAGCGTCAAGGCGCCGTGGAAATACGGCCCGTATGAAACCACGGAGGAGGCGTTTAAACGTCGGGGTCGCGACGTTAGCGAATTCTCCGAGGTGATCGGCGTCGACGTCGCTGATGCAACGCTTGAAGGTTATATCAAGTATGCCCTACAGGGTCTTGTTGCAGCCATTGGCGCAAATGCTGACATGACGGTATCCGCAGATATTGCCACTGATGGTAAGAAAACGCTGACCCGTGGCCTGCGTAAATACGGCGATAAATTTAACCGTGTTGCGCTGTTCGTTATGCATTCCACGACCTATTTCGACATTGTTGATCAGGCTATCGACAACAAAATTTACGAAGAAGCTGGCGTGGTGGTTTATGGCGGACAGCCAGGCACGTTGGGTAAACCGGTGCTGGTAACTGACACCATGCCAGTTGATGCGATTCTGGGGCTGGTGGCCGGCGCGGTATCCGTAACGGAATCACAGGCTCCGGGCTTCCGTTCCTACGATATCAACGACCAGGAAAACCTTGCCATTGGCTATCGCGCAGAGGGCACGGTTAACGTTGAACTGCTGGGTTACAGCTGGGATGAGACGAAGGGCGCTAACCCTGACCTGACCAAAATCGGCACCGGCGCGAACTGGAAGAAACATTTCACCAGTAACAAATCCACTGCAGGAGTACTGATTAAGCTGGAAGCCCCTGCGGGGGAGTAACCCTGTCAGTGGATAAAACTTCCGCAACTGCTGACAGTACCGACGCGGTGACCGTTTCGCTCAAGTACACCAGAAATGGTGCAGGAGTCTCCGGGGCATCTGTGGCGTGGACGTCTACAGGCGGCACACTCAGTGCTTCGACGTCACAGACAGGGTCTGCTGGTGGCTCGACGGTGAAACTCACCTCTGCTACAGCCGGCTCCTTCACGGTGACGGCTACCGTTGACGGCGTGGTGAAAACAACTGAAGCGATCGCGTTCACTGCTCCAGCGGGTGGTTAACTGACGGGGCGAAAGCCCCGTTTCTTTTGGTGAGGATCCGATGACCGTTTATATAACAATCCAGGACGTTGACGAGTTGCTGGGGGATACCTGGGCTGCCGCCGACAAAAAGGGTAAAGCCGTGCTACAGGCAAATACCTGGATGACGGCGCTTAGCCTTCAGGATATCGAGCCGGAGGATATCCCCGAAGAAGTTAAGCTGGCCGGAGCGTTTATCGCTTCCGTAGCCGCTGCAGGCAATCTGTATCAACAAAAAACAGATTCCGGCGTGGTGACGAGCAAAAGCGTTGAGGCCGACGATGTGAAGGTTTCCCGCACTTTTGCCGAGCTTTCAACCACCAGCACTGAATTACTCGATCCTGATTTGCAGCTGGCGCTGGATATGCTCAAACCGTGGATGCTTAACCCTTTCCAGACGTTCTTTGTGAGGGCGTGATATGTCCGATTTGAAGGTGGTCCCATTTCAAAAGCCCAGCCATCACAACCTCGATAATGACCAGGTTATTCGCCTGCTGAAACAGGCTCTGGAGAGAGCCGAAAACGGCGGCTGCCACAGTGTCGCAGTGATACTGCTTGATGATGAGGGTAACGCGATTGATTGCTGGCATAACGGTGGGCGCCCCTATGTGATGGTTGGTGCTATGGAGTCGCTTAAAACTGACTTTATTCATGCTCATATTGAGCGGCGGTAAGGGGGTAGCATGCAAAATCCAGATGTGCATTATGCCGGTGACGGGCTCGGTCCCCGCGATGTGTTTGTGAATGGAAACCCGATCAGACATGTCGTTTACGCAAACCCTGCAAAGGGCGTTGTTGAGTTTGCTCCGCTCCCGCTGCGGGTTAAGCGCAATGGCGAAATTTATACCCGCAAACTCCACGGTACAGTGATCGTTAAACCTCAGCAGCGTATTGGTGGGTGCAATGGGCATTCGTGACGCGAAGTCGCCGCGGCATTCGATACCGACCTGCAGGATGCCGTTAAGGATTTCACTGGGTCATACACCGTTCGGGGTGCCTGGGATCCGGTGACGGAAACCGGCACTGAAACGAAGGTGACTTACTCGGGGCGTGGAGTGCTGGCGCGCTATAAATTGCGCCGTATCGATGGCGTTAACATTCTGCATGGTGATGTGAAGCTAACCGCCCTGGTTAACGAGGTGACTGATAAGCCGGCTGTCGGACATATCATCACCGCACCGGATCCGATTACGGGTGAGCTTCAGCGTTACGAGATCATAACGGCTTCTGCCGACTCTGCTGGAGCTGCGTACTCCATTCAACTGCGGAGGGCGTGATATGGCTAAGGGCTGGAACATTGACCCGGCGGCATTCGCCGGGCTGGTGGCCGAAGATGTCAAACTACGGCAGCGGACAATCGCCATTCAACTGCTGAATGAAATTGTTCAACGGTCGCCGGTAGGAAACCCGGAGCTGTGGGCCATCAACGCGACCGCGGTTCAATACAACAAAGCTGTTGGGGAATGGAACGAATCTCTTTATGCCGATCCTGCTAACCTGACCAAAACCGGAAGGCTCAGGAAGAAAGTCCGTGTTAATGACAGCATGGATATCAGGCGGCCGGCTGAGTATCGCGCAGGAACCTTCAGGGCATCGCATTTTGTCAGCATCGGCGAACCTAATCATTCCGTCCCGACCGAACCGGATCCGCGCGGGACAATGACGTTTCTTAATGGCAAAAATATTATTGACCAGGCGCCAGCCTACTCGGTGATTTACATCCAGTCGAACCTGCCTTACTCCGTGCCTCTGGAGAATGGCCACTCAACACAGGCGCCGACAGGCGTCTATGCCGTCTCGTTTAATGGTGTGATTCAGGCCTACAAATGACCCTTACAGAAATCAGAAACGCTGTCATTTCCCGAATGGCGGCACAGACCGCTATTGCCTCTGATGCGGTGGATTATCCCAATGGTCCTGTATTTGACCCCAACAACCGCGATATCTGGGCCCGCCTCACCAACATTGCAGGACAGGCTGGCGCAACCGAGATCGGGAATGGGCCGGTCGTCCACAGGACGGGCTTACTCATCATTCAGCTGTTTGTTCCGGTCGGTTCCGGGACGTTGCTTATCTCCCGAACGGCCGATCAGCTAACGGAGCTATTCGAGTTTAAGGACGACGGAAAGCTGAGTTATTTCGCTGTTTCTGCTGTGCCGGCGGGTGAGACCGATGGCTGGTTACAGCTCAATCTTCAAATTCCTTATCGCGCTCTGTAGCGCACAAAAAACAGGAGGCTCCTGTGAGCTCAGGTGCAAAAGTAGTAGCCGCGTTTATTCGCGAGATAACGCCAGGAATCACGCCAACAGCAGGGGCGTGGAACTTGCTGCGTCGTTCTTCATTTGGTCTGAAACCAACGCAGAACACCAATGACAATGACGAAATCGCTGGTGACCGCATGGCGCAGGGTGTTTCACGCGGCACAGTGGATGTCGGCGGCGATGTCGGCACGCGGTTTCGCTGGAACCAGCATGATGATTTTCTTGCCAGCTGCTTCGGTTCCGAATGGGTAAATAACGTGCTGACGATGGGTAATGGTCGCATTACGTTCTCCGTGGCGACTTTTGCCAGTGATGTGGGGATCGCCCAGATTGCCCGCGGTTGCCAGGTTGGCACCTTCCAGATGGAAATCCCGGCCGATGGTGATATCACTGCAACCATTACGTTTGCAGGGCTGGACTGGGAGACGAAGGGGGACGATACCAGCTATTTCATCGCGCCGGTGGATTTAGCGGGGGCGCTGCGTTACTCCTTCAAAGAGGTCACCAACATCCGGCTAAATGGTGTTGATGGCGGGACAGGCTTCTGCGTCGACACCTTTAACATTCAGTTCGACAACAATATGCAGACCCAGCGCTGCATCGGTACCGGCTCGGCGTTCGCCGGCGCAAACATTCCTACAACCTTTACCCCGTCAGGTCAAATCACGCTGTCATGGTCAAAAGCTGCCTGGGAGGTTTACAAAAAAACGTTCACCGGCGAAACGGTGCCGTTTAGCTTCTCCCTGGAGAATGCTGAAGGCTCCTATACCTTCGATTTCCCGGAAGTGCAGATCTCCGGCGATTGGCCGGATGCGGGGAGCACTGACATTGTTCAGGTTCAGCTGGATATCACCGCGGCCAATACTCCGCCGACGATTACGCGCGTGCCTAAAGTGCCGGCGACGGCAATCAGTGTTGCGCCAGCCACTTCAACTGGCGCCGTGGGTTCTACTGTGACGTTAACCGCCACGCTTACGCCAGCTGATTCAACTGATACCGTCCAGTGGACGTCATCGGATCCGACTATCGCCAGTGTGGTTTCTACCGGGCAGAAAACAGCGAAGGTCACGCGTAACTCAGCCGGTACTGCAATCATCACTGGTAAGGCCCGCACCTTTACCGCAACGTCTGAAATCACCGTTACCGAGCCTTAATTTACCTGGCCCGTTCTGCAGTCATCGCGGATCGGGCTTTTTTGGGAGTCTTTATGCTGATTATTTCTTCTCAAATTGATTTGAACGGAGAACGCTGGTTTTTCCCTTACAAAAAGCCAGCAGGAAGTAAAAAGAAATTCACGCCGGAAGACGAGGCGCTATTTAAACTCCGTCTGCTGGTGGCCAGTAGCGAGAATCCACAATACCGCTCACGCAATGCGCTGGTGCGGCGCCATATCGACAAAATGGACGCGAGCTACCAGGTCGGTACGGATGCTTTCGATCTCGCCAGTGTGGGCGAGATTGACTCGGTTGATGATCTTCTCATCGACAATTGCGCGCGCTTTCTTCTGAAAGACTGGGAAGGCGTGGGGGAGCTGGTGGATGGTACGGAGACGGCGGTAGCGTATACACCGGAGCGTGGTGTTGCGTTACTGAAGCAAAACCCCTCTCTGTACTGGCTTATTCTGGCTGAGGCGGCGAATATTGCTCAGGGTAAGGAGCAGCAGACTCAGGAAACCGTAAAAAAGCCATAGAGGCCCAAAAGTGGCTAAAGGAATTCGCCGGCGAGCAGGGCGAGAAAGCAAAGTGGCGCAGGGAGAAACTAAATCTCCCGCCCATTCCGGAGCCTGAAATCGATGCAGTCACTGGGGAGATCCTCAACGCTTACGCCATGATATCGCGCGGCAGGAAGTATGCCGGCATGGCCGGAGTGCCGCTCCCTCTATCCCTGAACGATATTGAGCTTTACCTGGCATCGCGCACCATCCTGATCGACCGCATTGAGTTTGACGCAGCGATACTGGCTCTTGATGATGCCTGGAGGGCTGAGTGGGCCGAAGATCAGAAAAGACAGGTAAAAGTGAAGTAGTCATATCATTGTCTCCATCTATTCCTGTGCTAACCTGTGTGCAAATGTTAATGATGGGGATGGGGATGGGGATGTGGAACCGCTTTTAGGTTTTATGCTTTTTGGGCTAGCAGTTATTGTTGTAGCAGTTATTGCTGCAAAACGAAATGGGTTAGGTATTGCGTTCCTTTACCTTATTGGTATGTGCGCTATAGGCTTCGGCTTGGTCGTTTTAGCATCAAATATCACAAATGGAAACGGCGTTATCGCTGGTTTTACTGCATTTATTGCGCCGATTCTTGGTCTTCTTATTGTCTTATCATCGTCTACATCTGAACGCCGAGCAGTGCTTAATGGTGAGTCTGGTGAGTATAAAAAATGTCCTTTCTGCGCTGAGCCTATCCGCAAAGAGGCCATTAAATGTAAACACTGTGGAAGTGATATTGAACAGACCTGAGTATTACCAATGAACCCGTTTCGATAATATAACTCAACATATTGTATTCGTAAAAAAACCTCGCTATGGCGGGGTTTTTTATTGCCCGGAGATAGCTAAATGACAGAACAAACCTCCCGCCTGGCCATTGTGATTGATAGCTCCGGGGCAGAAAAGCAGGCTGACAATCTCGCAACTGCACTGGTAAAAATGACGCGGGCAGGCGAACGTGCTGTTACCAGTGCAGGGAAAGTGACAAAGGCTACTGATGAAGAAAGACATTCTCTTTCTGAACTCTTAGATCGAATTGACCCGGTAAACGCAGCTCTGAATAAACTGGATAAACAACAGCAAGATCTTGCTAAATTCAAATCAAAGGGGATGGTAGATACCGATACATTCGATCTTTATTCAAAGAAAATCGAGGAAACACGAAACAGGCTAACTGGATTTCGCGACGACCTTAGCAAAACCGGACAATCTGCCGCACAGACTGCCTTTGCCATGCGCATGATCCCGGCGCAGATGACTGACATTATCGTCGGCTTGTCTACGGGTCAGTCGCCGTTTATGGTGCTTATGCAGCAGGGCGGGCAGTTGAAAGATATGTTCGGCGGTATTGGCCCCGCGATTAAAGGTGTTGGCGGGTATGTGCTGGGGTTGATTAATCCTGTCACTCTGGCTGCCGCGGCTGTCGGTGTTCTTGGGTTGGCCTATTACAAAGGCTCTCAGGAGCAGGACGAGTTCTATAAGTCATTGACCCTTAGCGGTAATCTGGTTGGTAAAACCACCGGGCAACTAGCAGATATGGCCGCTCGGGTTTCAGTAGTTGCCAACTCAACTACTGGCGTGACCGCCGCCACACTTAACCAGATAGTTTCATCCGGGAAAGTGGCTGCAGAGTCATTGGAACGAGTAACAACTGCCGTGGTTGAAATCAGTGAAGCCACAGGCATCGCCACTGAAAAGCTGGTGAGTGATTTCAACGACATTGCTGCTGACCCGGTTGCGGCCATTACCAAACTTAACGACCAGTACCACTTTCTGACACTGGCAACCTACAACCAGATTAAAGCACTGCAGGATGAAGGTAATCAGCAGGATGCTGCACGGGTGGCTACTGATGCTTACGCCAATGCCATGCAGCAGCGTGCGAACGATATTCATCAGAATTTGGGGATTCTTGAACGTGCTTGGGACTCGCTTGCTAAAACGGCTAAAGGAGCATGGGATGCCATGCTTGATATAGGTCGCGAGCAAACCGGCACCGAGCGGATCTCTCAAATTCGTAAGGAATTAGATTGGATAGATAAGGCTGCAGGCGGGAAGCTATTTTTTGGTGGAAGAAAGACTGAGCTCGAAGATGAGCTAAATAATCTGCAATCTCAAATCACAACAGAAGGCGTTTTAACTGAAATAATCAGTAGTCATGACAAAGCTGAACAGCAAAGAATTAAAACGCAGCAGGAAGCAGATCGCGTTAACCAGCAATATCTGAGCAATGCGGATAAGCGCAATAAAGCCATTAAGCAGCAAAGCGAGTTCCTGAAGGCAGGCGCAATTACTGCAGAGCAATATTCAAAAAATGTTTCTCGTATTAACGAGATGTACAAAGATCCGAAACCACCCAAGACGCCAAAGAGTAAAGCATATACCGAGGACGCAGCAACCCGGCTGCTTGATCAGATAAACCAGCAGACTGCTGCCATGCAGTCCCAGCTGGATGCCAGTGACAAGCTTAACAGCGCGACACAGGCTCGTATCAAGTTCGAGCAGCAGATTGCTGACCTCAAATCTAAAACGCAGCTCACCGCTGACCAGAAGTCGATTCTTTCCCGTTCAGATGAAATCCTCCAGGCGTATAAGCAGCAGGAGGCACTGCAAAATTCCGTAAAAACCCTGGACGATTACCGGAAGATGCAGGAACAGGTAAAGACGAAGGATGAGCGGACCAACGATCTGCTTAAAACCCGTCTTGAACTGCTGGAGAAGGCCAAAGCAACCGGGCAACTAAAACCCGGTGAATATGAAAAAACGCGGGCAGATATTTATCAAAACACCGATATGCAACTGCCCTCGACGGTTCGTAATGTTGTAGGAAACCTGACACCCACAGGAGGGCGACTCTCTGGAACTTTTGAGGGGATGCAGGGGCAAATCAACGAATATGACCAGGCGCAGCAAGAGCTCCAGCGCTGGCTGGCAGCTCAGGAGGAAGCTTATGCGAAGGCCGGTGAAATAACTGCCGAGGGTGAGGCCAGAATGACCTCTATTCGTCAACGTGCGGCGGATGCAAATCAGGTCATAGAGGCTCAGAAAAACACCATCATATCTGCGGCCACGCAGTCCTTGTTTGATAGCACCGCTGAAATCATGCGAACGGGGTTTGGTGAGCAATCGGCAATCTACAAGGTCGCTTTTGCTGCGAGCAAGGCATTCGCTATCGCGGACTCAATGGTGAAAATCCAGCAGGCTATAGCAAGCGGTGCAGTAAGCGCGCCTTATCCGGCCAACATCATCGCTATGGCCTCAATCGCTGCGCAGACTGCCAGTATCGTCTCAAATATCCAGGCTGTTTCAGGTGTTGGCTTCGCCTCCGGCGGTTACACAGGCCCCGGTGGTAAGTATCAGCCAGCGGGTATTGTTCACAAAGGAGAGTACGTCTTCGACCAGGCATCAACGAACCGGATCGGCGTGTCTCAGCTTGAGGCACTTCGAAATGGCCAACCGCTTGATGCAACTCTGGGGCGTACAGGGTTTGGTACTGGTGTTCAGAACGTTAACAGCGATAACAGCAGCAAGACCACCATCCATGCTCCCATTGAGCAACATTTCCATACGCCGCCCGGTGTGACACCTGATCAGATGGCTCTCTCCATGGCTCAAACGCAGAAGCGGGCGACAACGGAAGCCCTGGATCAGGTTGCTGCGCAATTGTTGAGAGGGGACGGGAAAGTTGGTAAGGCAATGCGCAGTAAATATCCAGGCAGAGGGTTAGAGTGATGACTGATATCTACTACCCGCATGACAGTCTTCCTATGCCATTACAGGAAGGATACGGATTCCAGCCTGTAAGCCCGTTAAAACGTACCCAGTTAATCACCGGCCGCGCGCGGCAAAGGCGAGCTTATACGTCCACGCCGACGCAGGCCAGCATCACCTGGTTTATGGAAACCGATGCGCAGGGACTGGCGTTTGAGTCCTGGTTCCGTGATGCGTTATCTGACGGGGCTGCATGGTTCATGATGAAACTGCAGACGCCGGCAGGCATTAAGTTTTACAAATGCCGCTTCACAGACATTTATCAAGGCCCGGAACTGGTGGCCCCGATCTACTGGAAGTACAGCGCAACGCTGGAATTATGGGAGCGCCCCCTTGCTCCTGCTCCATGGGGTAACTACCCGGAATGGATCGTCGGCAGCTCACTGCTGGATATTGCGCTGAATAAGGAGTGGCCGAAGCATGACTCAGATTAAACGCCTTTACGCCAGCAGCGGCCCGGAGCTGATCATTGAAACGCTGCAGATCACCATTGGTTCTGACGTCCATTATCTGTGCCAGGGTTACGAGAACATCACAGCAACGACGGAGAACGGCGATACCGTAACGTTTACCGCCTGTGCGATAGACATTGCGCTGCCGGCGCGCAATGCGGACGGTACGCAAGATTTGAAATTTGCCTTGTGCAATATCGATGGTGTTGTGTCCACGGCGATCCGCAATGCGCTGGCTAACCGTCTGTCTGCATTGCTGACATACCGGCGTTACATATCCACGGATTTAGCGGCCCCTGCGGAAGTGCCGTATACGCTGAAAATCAAGTCTGGTTACTGGACTGCGACCGAAGGGCAGATTACCGCGGGTTATATGAATATCCTCGATACCGCCTGGCCACGTTACCGCTACACGCTACCTGTATTCCCCGGACTGCGTTATATCAGCTAAGGAATCCCAATGTTCAACCCTGATAAATACCGTTCTGTTAAATGGCAGAAGGGCGGTCGCTCTTTTCCAAAACTTGACTGCTTCGGCATTGTGAACGAGATACGCCGCGACCTGAATTTACCCGTCTGGCCCGATTTTGCCGGGGTCACCAAAGACGACGGCGGCCTCGACCGGGAAGCGCGCCGGATGATGCTTACCCTTGAGCGCTGCGAACCCTGCGAAGGGGCTGGGGTGGCCTGCTATACCGGGTCGACCGTCACCCACGTAGGGATCGTGGTCAGTATCGGTGGCCTGCTGCATGTGGCGGAATGCAACCCAGGCACGAACGTCACCTTTCTGCCCTTGCCGCGGTTTAAGCGTCGATTTGTCAAAGTGGAGTTCTGGCGATGACCATTCGTTTTTACCCGTCCCGGCTTCCCGGTGAACCACTCGAAACGCATGAGCATGGTGTAACCAGTATTCGCAGCTGGCTGGTAGAAAATGTTGAAGGCTACGAGGATCGGGATGTCCCACCGCTGACCGTTGAGGTTGAGGGGCTGTTAATTCCGCCAGGCGAGTGGGCTAAGTGTGTGATTCGCCCTGATAGTGATGTCAGGCTTTATCCGGTTCCCTTCGGGCTGGAGGCCGCCACAATCGCGTGGATCGGCGTCGGTATCTCCGTTGCCGCTGCAGCCTATTCGCTTTTTATGATGAGCAACATCGATACGGGCGGCTATACCTCATCCACAGGGCGGAGTCTCGACCTGAACCCGGCAAAGGCAAATACGGCAAAACTCGGTGATGCCATTCGTGAGGTGTTTGGCCGGGTGCGTATCTACCCTGATTATGTGGTGCAGCCGGTTACCCGGTTTGATGCCGCCGATCCTACGAAAATGCGCGTCCAGATGCTGCTGTGTCTCGGTGTCGGTGATCTGATTTATACCAATGGCGATATCAGGGTTGGCAGTACGCCAGCTTCAACGCTACCGGGATTCAGCAGCACCCATTACCCGCCAGGCGCGGACGTTTCCGGTGATGAGCGCAGCGAAAACTGGGTCAACTCCACCGAAGTGGGCGGGACGTCATCCGGCACCGGGCTGGATATGGCCCAGACGTCGCCGGACGCAGACGACATTATCGCAGACAGCATGACCGTCTCCGGATCGAGCGTGACGTTTACGGGGCTGGATACGGATGATGATGACGATAATGACGAGAACGATAACGCGCTGCCGCCCAGCTGGGTCGCTGGCGCCGTGGTCGAACTGAAAGCCCCGGCTAACTACCAGATCACTTCGGCGGCCGGATACAGCGTTATCGCCAGCCCGCTGCTGACGGAGATCGCGCCGGTGGTTGGAATGCCGGTGACGCTGGGGTTTAACTCTGTCGATTACGAGCTGTTTATCGCGTCATATTCGCCCGGTCAGGCTGCAGTGCCCGGCACCGGGGGGAGTGCGGCAAAACTCCAGGCCAGTGCGGCCCCGAGCACCTACGATTTTTCGACCAACTCCAGCACGTTCACGATCACCTGGCAGGGGGTTACCTACCCGGTGTCGCTGGTGGCTAACTACGTCTCGATGTCGGGACTGCTGGCGGCCATCACCGAGGGACTCACTGGCTCCGGCCTGGTTGCACAGGACAACGGCGGCACCGTACTAATAACCGAGTCGGCCAGTCCGTTCGCGGGTGGGGCGATCACGTCCTCTTCGTTGCCTGCAGCTGTTTTCGGTGATGCTCCGGTTTACACCTCCGGCACGGCATCAACCGGCGGCAGCCCGGCGGTAACGGCGAATGTGACGCTTGCCTATAACAGCGCCACGGGAACAGCCTTTTCCGGCATGCCGGAGGGGGTGCAACGGCTTTCACTTGCTCACCGCGGGAATGAGTACCGCATTGTCTCGACCGACGGCACAACGGCGACGGTGGCGCGCCTGGTTAATGGTGCCGTTGATGAGTCATGGCCGGGATTCACCGCCCGGACGATGATCGACTATGAGGCCACTGGTCTTAACGACACGTTGAGCTGGCTGGGGCCGTTCCTGGTTTGCCCTGAAAATGAGACCGTCGATATGTTCGAGGTGAATTTCTCCTTCCCGAACGGCATCTGTGGCTTCGACAGTAAGGGGAAAAAGCGGCTCCGGCATGTTGAGTGGGAGATTCAGTATCGCGTCTACGGTTCCGGATCGGGGTGGGTGAGTCACCAGGGAGAGTACGCGCTTAAAAACGTCAACGGGCTGGGATTCACTGAGCGGATCACCCTCAGCTCACCTGGGCTGGTAGAGGTTCGCTGTCGCCGGCGCAATGAGCAGGGCTCAAACAACGCCAGGGATTCGATGTACTGGCAGGCACTGCGCGGGCGACTGCTGACGCGCCCTTCATCCTATCCCTGCGTGTCGCTGATGGCGGTGACCGTTGAGACGGGGGGCAAATTGGCGGCTCAGTCGGACCGCCGCGTAAACGTGGTGGCCACGCGGGCCTATGACTCAGGAACGGCCAGAACCATTTCTGGGGCGCTGCTGCATGTCGGGAACTCGCTGGGACTGGAGATGGATGTCGACACCATCAACGTGCTGGAGTCTGCATACTGGACGCCACGCGGCGAGTATTTCGACTTTGCTACCGGCGACAGTATCTCAGCGCTGGAAATGCTGCAGAAGATAGCCAATGCCGGGAAGTCACGTTTTCTGCTGAGTGATGGCCTGGCGACGGTCAACCGTGAGGGGATTAAGCCCTGGACTGGCGTGATCACTCCGCATGAGATGGTGGAGGAGCTGCAGAGCAAATTTACCGTACCGTCCGACGATGATTTTGATGGCGTCGACGTGGCATACATCAACGGGACTACCTGGGCGGAGGAGACCGTTAAATGCCGGACGCCTGATAATCCCACGCCGGTGAAAATCGAGAACTACAAACTCGATGGGGTACTGAATCAGGATCACGCCTACCAGATCGGCATGCGTCGCCTGATGAAATACCTGCAGCAGCGGGTGACGTTCCAGACCACTACCGAGCTGGACGCGCTGTGCTACAACACGGGCGATCGCATTGTGCTCACGGATGATATTCCGGGTAACAACACGATTTCCTGTCTGGTGGAGGCGATGACAACGGCTGGTGGCGTGACAACGTTCACCGTTACGGAGCCGCTGGACTGGTCTTTCGAAAATCCCCGAGCGCTGATCCGCTATCAGGATGGCTCTGCATCCGGGCTGATGGTGGCGAGCAGGGTGGGTGATTTTCAGCTGTCAGTCCCGCACCTGAGCGAGTTTGATGACCCGATGAAGGTTGACCTGTCGTCGGCAACCATCGAGCCGATCCGCCTGGTGTTCTGCGGCTCAACGCGCCACGTCTACGACGCCATTGTAGAGGAGATCGCCCCTCAGTCAGACGGAACCTGCCAGGTCACCGCAAAAGAATACCTCGAATCGTTCTATGCCTACGACGACGCCACATACCCCGGCGACGTCGCGTAATACCCCATAACAACCCCTAATTAACTCTTTTCGCTCAAACCCTCGTTTGGGCGAAGCCTCTTTTTGGAGCAAAAAACATGGCCGAACTTAACCCGCCTTTGGGAACGACGACGCCTGAAATTTTCCTGGATAACGTCAAGCGCGCTGACGAACTGGTGAACGGTCCGGCAGGAACAGTTAACGACCGAGCAGGTGAACCGCTGGATACGTGGCGTCAGATGATGGCGAAAAACGATGAAGTCAGGCAGAACATCATTCCACTCGGTAAGCAGTACCAGACGCTGGCGGCGGCGCAGGCAGACATCGCGAATATTCCCGAGGGGAGCACCGCCTATTACCGCAGCCCGGACGACAGCGCCCTCGCGATTGAGGTCATGAACGTTGGCGGGACGCTGACCGCAACCGGACGAAAAGTGCCATCACAGGAATATGTCGAATCTGTCGATGAATATGTGACAACCAGACTATTTAGCGATGTGCTTCCCGGCATTCCCTTCCTTCTACAGGATGAGGAAAGCGGTGTCATTATGTTCGGCGAGGATAGTGGAGCAACTCACGTTCCAGGGTTATCACTGAAATACGGTTCCGATCTGGCTTATTCCGTCACACAAATACCCGGCGTAGCGCATGTTGAACTGGATGAAAATGGAAACGTTTTGCGTTGGGTTGACGATTCCGGTGAGACTCATGACGCCTCACCGGGTAGTGGTGCAGAACCTACGCCCGTTGCGGTATCTTCACCGGTTATTTCTCCCCAGGTCTATGACAATGCCCTGGTGAGTGAGATTGGCTATAACCAGTGGATCAATAACGTCGCTGTGAAGTTCGGGCGGGATTATTTTTTCAGTGGCGTTCGGCTGGGGACGACCGGGCCTGAGCGAATCCTGGGAAACCTGGCTATCTGCCGCCGACAGGGTGAGCGTGGAAAATTTGGGTGCTATGAATTTGGCCCTCGCGCTGCTGTTCTGGGCGATACGGCATCAACGGACGACCATGATGCACCGTCGATTTTGCTCGATACGCGCGCCGGTGCTGAAGTTCCCATACAGATTTTTCAGTCTGATCACTCCGGGGCGAATGTCTGGCTTCGGAAGTGGTCATCGCAGACGTTAGATCCTGCAAATATTTCCGGGCCAGAGGTTGTATCTGACACGTCAAATATGACCTATGCCCAGTCCTACAGAAACCCATTTAATCAGAATGAGATTCTGGTATTTGCCCGTCGGGGATCTACGAATTCGGCGCGCTGGGTCGCACATCACTCAACAGACAACGGCAGGACTTGGCAATCCAATGCATTTATCGGCGGTTCCGATTTGTATATGACCACTTGCCAGAGTGTGGACGGGAACGCCATTCATCTCGCGATCCAACAGCATCCACGTTCGACCGAGACGCGCGTGTTATATATGAAAATCAAATGGAGTGATAAATCCCTCATCAATTATAGTGGAATCACAGCGCTGCCTGATATTATGACTTATGGATATATTGATCCCTTCTTAAATGGCATCCCTGATGTAGTCTTTGAAGCCTCTTTACCAACCAACACAAAACGGTTGTTTGAAGTCAAGGATGATGGAGTATCGATATTATTTCTTATCGCTGAATTCAATGCATCCAACTATTCTTATCGACGAATGAAAATGTCACAATTTTCTGGAGGGACACCTGTAATACATGATATAGGCGACTGCGGTTCTCCAATGAATAATGATGATGCGACGTTTTATGTGCCAGGCGGAACTATCATTTCTGCAACTGATGTTCTCGTTTGTAACTGGGTGAAAATTCCCGCCCTTGGTCAGTTAACCCGATATGTCTATGACGGTTCTGCCTGGAATGGGACCCTGCTGGACGAGGTTAAAGATGGCCGGAAAATCTGTAGGCCTCTGGTTTTCCGAGAATACTATCAGGACAATGGCATACTGAAATACCATGACACAAATACTGTCGTCTACTTGCGAGGGACATATAACGCCTATCGTGATTTCGATTTAGATGCTGTATTAATAAATATCTGAGGTTCACATGACATCAATTATTAAAATGCGCGGTGCTGTGTTGGCAACCCCTGTGCTAACACTGAATGATATTCCGTTCTCACGCCAGAAATGTATTAACTGGCTGGGAGCTGACAGCGTGACAATTTCAGAGTATGGGGTTGAGTCAATCAATGATTACCAGAATGGTCAGGTTTATCCATCCATTGATACAGCAGCCAGAACACGTGTTTGTAAGCAGGATACAGAAAACGGAATTAATGTGCTGACCTTCAGCCCGGAAAGCTTTCCGGTGAACACCATTAATGCCTACCGGGTTCTTAACCCTCAACAGTTTAATGCAAAAGACGCACTGTCTTTCGCAATGCTTATCAAAGCCGAAGCCAGCGATTACACGTCAGGATACAGGGCTATTTTTCATATCGGTATGAATAATAATGCAGGCTCTAACGTACCAATGATCCGCCTGCAATTCACCAGTGATACTGCGTTCGGAATTGTGGCGCGGCACTCCTCGCCTGAAGAGACGGCAGAACAGATAGGTATCAATGGGCTTAATACAGGATACAATGTATTATTCGTTGAACTCGATTATGTTAACAGGCGTATCAGGACCAAACTTAATGACGCGCCGATAGTAACACGAACAGCATTCCCGGGGTCCAGCGGGCAGAATGTTGTATCTGCGTCAGCTGTGGTTGGTTTGGCTGGATACCTTTCGGCATCAGGGCAGGCAGGAAGAACAACGATGTTCTCCGGCAAGGTGAGGGAAATGAGTATTTTTTCTGGTCCTCTGTCAGATGCAGAAATTATGTCTGTTACTGACTGGTTGCTGGGTAAAAGGGAAATACTGAATACGTAACACAGAACATCACTGGCAGCAGGAGGCAATAGCGGCTATCACCGCGATAGCCGCATATCACATTCAACTAAAACGTGTGCGATTACAGGAGTAATCCATAGCAACAATATCGGCAGGGTCGAGGTCGCTATCAGTCAGATCGTCGATAGCGACGCGATATGTGGTGTTACGCACCGATTTTTCCGACGCCCCTTTATTATTCAGTTGCCGCACAGGGATTGAAGCCGGGCGACTACCAAATGCGACAGGTGTTAAATCTGCAACGTAAGCGCCGTTTGCGAACACCCGAAACGATACAAACTTATCGTCGATTTTGGTGGCCAGCCACGCCAGCTGAACAACCTGGCCAGTTTTAACGATGTTGGCAATTGCTGAGCCTGAATCAACACCCACACCAAACCCGCCAACTACCATATTGTTGAGCGTCCCATCCGCCTTGTTGTTTGCCCCCAGGTATGTCAGAGACTGGTTTGATGCATATGTCCCGCCAATAACCAGCAATTGGTTATTGTATAAAACGGTTGTATCTCCGATGTCCGACGTCGGGAGTTTAAACCACATGCGAACTAATTGTTTTGTGCAGGTGGCAGGGATAATGAACGACTCCGGCAACGTGATTTTGCTCCCGTTATGCTCGTCAACACGAATGCCGCCGCCATCATAGAGCATAGCCATATTCGGATATGCATAATCGTCCACATAGCACAGGTTTTTAATCTGGTCGTTTTCCTGATAGCCGGCGATCTTCCCGCCCCCGGACCAGGTGTCCCCAAAGTCAATGAGTCCTATCGTTGTGTCATAAATTCCACCTTCCCTGTAGAGAATATCACCGGAAGCGAGTTCCAGATTTTTGCGTATTTCGTACGGACCTTTAGTCGCCATTATAACCAACCTTTTTTAACCATAAATTGATAAACGAATTGCGCGTTAACGTCCGCGCCGATATACAGAGCGTTAGCCTGGAGTGTCTGGCTCGGGTGTAGCGAATCCTGACGTAATGATGTGGGGGTAATGCCATTGGCAATATCCGTAACATCCTGCGCGTAAGCGGGGTTGTAGTGAGCATTAAAATTAGCGAGCAGGTCCACACCATCTATTTCGCAGTAATTATCCGGAGCCAGTTTTTTATATTCACTGTTGAGGTATAAAATCCCGCCGTTTCCGTACGTGCCTTTTACCTCCGACGCCATCTGAAACTCAGGTAATAAAACAAAGCGTTTATTATGTGCTGTCAGATGTTCAATAATCGCTTTCGCATCACTCAGTACTTGACCATATTGAGTAGCATTATTCCTCCCTAACCAGAGAAGGTTAATCGCGTCCCCATGATCGTCATACCGTACACCTGACTCCACGGTATTCGTTGAGTCAATGGTGTACGGATAATAGATAAATGGCGCAGGTGATGAGACGCCGACAGCGGCCCCATCGGCATCGCGGGTAAACGTCAGCGTTGTTCCGTCCCACGCGAGAGAGCCGTCAACCCCGGCAATATTACCCTTCACAACCTCAGTAAGAGAGGCGTTACCAACAACCTGCAAAACACCCGGGTCAGCAGGAGTTAATGCTACAGAACCAGACGCAGGAATGCTGCCACCCACCGGCGTATACGAAACAGTGTAGGCTCCCTCGCGCAGCGCAACAGTCCGAGACAGCCCGCCAGACCGGCCAAAATTGTAGGTCGGCATACCGGTTAAATCAGACAGCGTGCGCAGGAATCGCGGGTTAGCCATGAATGAATGACCGAAACCAACAATCGCCCGTCGCCCGTAATATGCAGCTGGTTTATAGGGGCTGTATGCGCTAAACCATTTATTGCCGATGACAGTATCGTCACGATTCGAATCGAACGTGAATATTTCAGGTGCATTTTGCACGTTAGAATTATTCGTGTTCGAATCAATAACCTCCCGGTCTGATGTATTCTTGTTGATGCGATATAATTTTCCAGCGTCCGCATAAACCTCGTATGAATCACTGGCAGGAGATTCAGGATTGATTAACTTACCAGCAATAACGACATGACCGTGGTCATCGGTGAACTCCATAATGCGCAGGTTTTTATCAACAGTCACCTCAGCATACGGAGAGCGGGAATACTCGTCAGGATTTAGATAATCCAGAGGAGCCCGAACGCCATTAATGCTCAGCTCGCTGGTATCGATTTTCCCTGCGGTCAACCCATATTTAACTGCAAGGTTTTTTAGATTTAATTTATCGCCCTCCCAGCACAGTAACCAGCGGTGGTTTTTATCCATTTTGGCTGAATCGGCAGGCGAACGAGCGTACTCATCGGGGCTGGAGAACGACACCGGTATTTCAACACCGCCAATAGAAATCGTATCAGTGTCCAGGCCGGAAACACTCAGTCTGTTGATTGTCGCATCGTCAAAAGAGACGTCACCGGAGACCTGAAGGTCTTTAATCTTCAGAGTGCCTTTGATATCCGCGTTCTTCAGCCAGATTTCATCATCATGCCACTGCAATAACCAGCGGTGGTTTTTGTCCATGATTGCAGAATCTGCCGGAGAGCGGGAATACTCGTCATTGTCGGCATACAAAACAGATTCGATGAGGTTGATCAGCGGTTCAATCAACTCATATGACGGCATTTTGCGCCCTGTGGCCTCCAGCGTTCCACCGTTGTTGATGTACTCGTCTGCCAGCGAATTACCGCCTGCACTACGTACATAAGTTGTGCTGCCCTCTGGTATGTTCGCGATATCCGCCTGCGCCGCAGCCAGCGTCGCATACTGGCGGCTGAGAGGAATCAGATTCTGTCGTGTCTCCTCTGTAAGGGCTTCATTCTTCGCCATCATTCCGCGCCAGGTATCCAGATCATCGCCAGCGCGATCTGGTTCAGTCAGCGCAGACCCATTGACCAGCTTATCCAGGCGCTCGGCATTATCGAGCAACACAGCGGGAGACGTGCTCCCCAGCTCCGGGTTAAAGGCCATGTTTTTTGCTCCAAAAAGAGGCTTCGCCCAAACGAGGGTTTGAGCGAATGGTCGCGGCTTTTTACAATCAGCTATTTCAAGGAGTTAGATAGTGCTGATTGGCTACGCGCGGGTGTCTACCGGCGATCAAAACCTCGATTTGCAGAAAAATGCACTGGTTCGCGCAGAATGTGAGCAGATTTTCGAAGATACAGCGAGCGGGAAAAATTCAAGGCGCCCAGGGCTGAGGCGTGCTATCCGTCGTTTAAAACCAGGTGATTCTCTTGTGGTCTGGAAGCTGGATCGCCTTGGGCGTAGTGTTCGTGACCTCATCACTCTGGTGTCGGAGCTGCAGGCGCGCGGGGTGAATTTTCGCAGCCTGACCGACTCGATCGACACTTCGACGCCAGCAGGGCGATTCTTCTTCCACGTCATGAGCGCCCTGGCGGAGATGGAGCGCGAGCTGATAGTGGAGCGCACCCGAGCCGGGTTGGCTGCAGCGAGGGAGCAGGGGAGAGTCGGCGGCCGCCGCCGGGTAATGACTGAAGAAGTGGTGGAGAGATGCCGCAGAATGCTGGAGAACGGCGCAACCCGGCACCAGATCGCAGATGTGATAGGGGTGGGAGTGAAGACGATCTACAAATACTTTCCTGCTGTCGTCCGTGATCAAGGATTCCTGCCCTTCCCGTGATATGTAACATTTGAGATAATAAGTTATTTCAGTTTTGAAAACAGTTTGGTTTGTTCGTGAACGGTAAGAAAACAATAAGTTTTGAGCAATTTTTAACTATTAACAGCAATCTTGTTTCCATCTCAGATACATGGGCTGACTTGTGGGCGTTAATTTTTCACACGGGTTTAAGCGCTGGAAGGCTGCTGAGTATTCGATATGATGATATTGATGGTGACTTGATACTGATACGAAAACAGGGTCACCTTAAGGAGCTACGTGTTGAATCAACCCCTCCAGTGGAGGCGATGATTGCTCGTAGAAGAGAACGCTATCCAGAAGATGTTTATTTATTTCAGAGTCATTCTAACCGTGTGAAGTACCATCGCCGGCCGGTCACTATAATTGCTTTCAACGCCGCTTTACGTCGCGCCGCTAGATCATTACCAGACGTTAACGTAAGCAGTAGTAGCGCGAGAAACATACCGGACTAACCGCCTGTCCATTAGCGTGTGGCCGATGTGACAGGCGTGGGGGTGAAGACTATTTACAAATATTTTCCGGTACAATACGGCGATAAAAAATCCCCTTGAGCAGGCACACTCAAGGGGAAAATACTACATAACATCATTGCTGTGTGCGTCTTTGCGCTCGTCCATCTTCTAAGAAGATGTCTAAAGTTTCCAGATATTTCTGGTCTGAGTTGTTACATCATGGAGGAGGTGCCGATGTGATAGGTTAAGAGCGAAGACGGTCTGTAAGTACCTTCCGAAGTCGAGGAACAAGGACCATGAATTTGGGTCTATACCATCCCAATTCATACATTCTTTGTAAGCCTATGAAATATTGAGCAGAGTATTCTGTGCGAAATGAACCATATGGAATAGCCAAAGGCTAAAATGCCCAGCGTAAAAACAACAATCAGCAAGTCCGTCTGTGACATCTTATATCCATTTCGCAGTAGCAGGTTTCGAGAAAAGATAGTTCAAAGCGGGCATAAAGACAACATAATCACTAAGTGAAACCAATATCAGGGGCTCAAAGGTGACTGGTTTTCCCCTCTGTGTTTCTGATTGATAGTTGAAACCTCTATTGATCAGATTAGCGAATAAAACTACTGTATATAAAAACAGTGTGCGCCGGGAGACCGGTAAAGATCAAGGGGTGAAAGTCCCCGACCATTGAAGGACCAGCAATCCACAGGGTCCCCGAGTCATGCGTTGTATACCGTGAGGTATGGGGCGAAGCGTTGACAGGGGTGTTGACAGGCCAGCCATTGAGCCACGAAATGTATATTAAATTCCCGGGTGCCGACGTTGTACTGTTTACGGAAGGCAACATCATAGGGTGCGTTACTGCGAGTGCCATATGGACCCGGCGGGGTCTGAGACCCTGGCATGTCAATACGATCTTTACGCGGGAACCGGGAGATCTCCCCTCTGACCATCTGCCAGTGCCGGAGATGGCCCGCACCGGGAAGGCGAGGAGCCGAAGCCGGTGATGTACGGAGAGGAGAAGTCGGACTCGCTCATAGTAGCTGCGAAGCTGGCGAACAATCCGCAAGGAGCGGAGTCAGTGGAGCGAAGGAGCGGGGCCAAGGGAAACGCGGAACAGCCACACATGCGCCGGACGCAGAGCCGGGAAAGTATGTCACAGAGGCTGTCACGCGTGCGGGAAGCTGCGAAGCAGCGGAAGAAAGAACGGTTTACCGCATTGTTCCACCTCCTGACAGCAGAGGCACTGGAGAACGCATTCCTCTCCCTGAGCAGGAAAGCGGCTGCCGGAGTTGATGGTGTCAGGTGGAAGGACTACGCCGAAAACCTGAAGGTCAACATAGCAGATCTGCACCGGAGGCTTCATCAGGGCAGTTACAGGGCTCAGCCCGGCAGGCGGCACTACATCCCGAAAGCGGATGGAAAACAGCGCCCGCTCGGCATCGCCTCACTGGAGGACAAAATCGTCCAGTATGCGCTGGTTAAGATCCTGAATGCAGTCTACGAAAATGACTTTATGGGGTTTTCATACGGGTTCAGACCCGGGCGAAGCCAGCACAATGCGCTGGACGCACTGGCCACAGGGCTGGTTCGGACCAATGTAAACTGGGTACTGGATGCCGATATCAGTCAGTTCTTCGACAAGGTAAGCCATGAATGGCAAATCAGGTTCATAGAACACAGAATCGGCGACCAGAGGGTAATCAGGCTCATACGAAAGTGGCTCACAGCCGGGACCTCAGAGGAAGGAGAATGGCGGGCATCGGAGGAAGGCACCCCACAGGGTGCGGTTATCTCGCCGCTGCTGGCAAACATCTACCTCCACTATGTCTTCGATCTGTGGGCGCATCAGTGGCGACGCCGCCATGCCACAGGCAATGTGGTCATGGTCAGATACGCAGATGACATAGTCATCGGGTTCGACAAGCGAATCGACGCTCAATGCTTTCGTATAGCCATGCAGCGCAGACTGAAGGAGTTCGGACTCACGGTACATCCGAAGAAAACCCGACTGATGGAGTTCGGCCGCTTCGCAGCTGAAAACCGCGCCAGCAGGGGAAAAGGTAAACCAGAAACGTTCAACTTCCTCGGGTTCACGCATATCAGTGGGAAAGATCGTAGTGGCAGGTTCATGCTGATACGAAAGACACGCCGGGACAGGATGACGGCGACACTGAAAGCGATCAAGGATGGACTACGAAAGCGCTGGCATTACTCAATCCCCGAACAGGGAAAATGGCTCAGGAGAGTGGTTCAGGGATACCTGAACTACCACTCAGTCCCGGGCAACTATCCCATGATGCGGAAGTTCAGGATATACGTAACAGACCTCTGGCGACGGGCGCTGAGGCGCAGGAGCCAGCAGGATGATACGACATGGACGAAAGCAAACAGACTGGTAGCCGTATGGCTGCCGAAGGTTCGGGTTCTGCATCCATGGCCTGTGGAGCGGTTCACCGCCAGACACCCAAGGCAGGAGCCCGGTGCGTGAATAGCGCACGCCGGGATCTGTGCGGGGGGTACCCGGTAACGGGTATCCCTACCGCAACATTTTGTGAGCGAGTTTATTATGCAGTTCTACACGCCCGTTGAGTTACGTCAGATCATGCTGCTCCCGTTGTACAGCGACCTTGTGCAATGTGGTTTTCCTAGTCCTGCACAGGATTACGTTGAGCAACGTATCGATCTGAACGATTTGCTCGTTAACCATCCCAGTGCGACGTATTTTGTCAAAGCCGCCGGCGACAGCATGAAAGACGCCGGCATAGGGGAAGGGGATCTTCTGGTTGTGGATAGCTCAAGGACAGCAGTTCATGGCGATATCGTTATTGCTGCTGTGGATGGGGAATTTACCGTTAAGAAGCTGCAGCTGCATCCACGGGTTCAGCTTAACCCAATGAACCCTGCATATTCGCCGATAGTCGTGGGTAGCGAGGATACTCTCGATGTGTTCGGGGTCGTAACTTACATCATCAAATCGGCTGGCTGAGATGTTTGCACTTTGCGATGTGAACTCATTTTACGCATCCTGCGAAACTGTTTTCCGTCCTGACCTGAAAGGGCGTCCGGTGGTCGTACTGTCAAACAACGACGGCTGTGTGATCGCCCGTTCACCAGAGGCGAAGCCCTTCGTTAAAATGGGTGAGCCGTACTTCAAACAAAAGGATATGTTTCGCCGGCACGGTATTATCGCGTTTAGCAGCAACTATGAGCTTTATGCCGATATGTCCAACCGAGTGATGACAACGCTGGAGGAACTCTCTCCGCGCTGCGAAATTTACAGTATTGATGAGGCATTTTGCGATCTTACTGGTATTCGTAACTGTCGCGACCTTACCGACTTTGGCAGAGAAATTCGCGAGACGGTTCTGCGCAGGACGCACCTTACGGTTGGCGTCGGCATAGCCCAGACTAAAACCCTGGCGAAGCTGGCTAATCACGCTGCGAAACAGTGGCAGCGGCAGACCGGAGGAGTAGTAGATCTGTCTAATCTGGAAAGGCAGAGGAAGTTGATGGCTTTGCTTCCGGTGGATGAGGTCTGGGGAGTTGGCCGCCGCATAAGTAAAAAACTGGAGGCCATGGGGATTAAAACGGTGCTTCAGCTGGCGGATACCGATATCCGTTTTATCCGGAAGCATTTTAACGTCGTGCTGGAAAGAACTGTGCGGGAACTGCGTGGTGAACCCTGCCTTGGGCTGGAAGAATTTGCGCCGGTAAAGCAGGAAATCGTTTGCAGCCGTTCGTTCGGCGGTCGTATCACGGAATACCATGAAATGAGGCAGGCTATATGTTCATACGCATCGCGCGCTGCGGAGAAACTCCGTGGTGAGCATCAGTATTGCAGATTTATTTCCGCTTTTGTCAAAACCAGCCCCTTTGCGCTGAATGAACAGTACTACGGAAACAGTGCATCGGTAAAATTGCTTACCCCAACCCAGGATAGCCGGGACATAATCACTGCGGCGACAAAATGCCTCGACGCAATCTGGCGAGACGGGCATCGCTATCAGAAAGCAGGCGTGATGCTTGGGGATTTCTACAGCCAGGGCGTAGCGCAGCTCAACCTCTTCGATGATAACGCACCACGGAAGAACAGCGAAAAGCTCATGGAAGTACTCGATCATCTCAATGCAAAGGATGGCAGGGGGACGCTGTATTTTGCAGGGCAGGGGATCCAGACAGCCTGGCAGATGAAGCGAGAAATGCTATCCCCGCGCTATACGACGAGATTCTGTGACCTGCTCAAAGTCAGGTGA